ATCCCAGCCACTCTGTCTGATTAGATCAAGTACGACAGATTCTAGGTCTTCAGACATTTCCCAATCAGACTGAAATATAAGATCGCCATTTACAAATAATTGATTGCCTGCGTTCTGATAGGAACCATCAACCATTTTCCATAACTCTTCGCCCACTTGTTCAATAGTCTTATCTTTATCCGATCCAGTAACTAAGTAGACTTTGTTTCCAGAGGATTGTTGCGTTCTGACCCAAAACTTAAAATATGTTTTGAAGTCAAGAACCATTTGTTTTCTGGATGGCGTTAATGTTCCATCAACATCGAATAAATAATTAATCATAACTTAGTTCCTTATAAAGTTGATCAGCGACCTTGACGGGACTCGAACCCGCAACCACCGGATCGACAGTCCGGTACTCTAACCTATTGAGCCACAAGGTCATAGTGACCTGTACGGGAATCGAACCCGTGTTGCCAGCGTGAAAAGCTGAAGTCCTAACCCCTAGACGAACAGGCCAGAGAGGATGCTCGGACAATAAAATTTTGCACAATTTCAATCGTTTAATTTGATTAAACTCGTCCGAAGTCATCCTCAATTCTTATAATATCGTCTTCTTGACACACACCTGTTTGAATCTCAAGTATAACTAAATCGTTAAGACCTGAAGCTCGAACTCGGTGTGTCTGGTATTTCTTAATATCAAAAGAATCACCAGCGGAAATGTCAGTTGCTTGTCCGTTTAATTCTAAAGTCCCGAAGCCTTCTACTACGAACCAATGTTCATCTCTTTTGGTGTGTAGCTGTAGACTTAATCGCTTACCAGAATTAACTACTATCTTTTTTACTTTGACATATTCCTCATCAAGAAGAACCTTAAAAGAACCCCAATCTCTGTTCTCAAATGGCTTATCGCCTGAGAACGGAGGCAGATTATAAAAGACTCTATCTTCTTTGTCTACCTCTTCCATTATGGGATTCTGTTTTCCACATTTTGGACACTCTTGTAAACTGCCATGATTTTTAGCTGCGGGAGCTATCATATTGCAACAAATAAATCTGAACTGCTGTGTATTCATATTGTTCTCCTTTATTAACTAAAAGTATTGTATCATAAGATAGTCCAGTTTGCAAGAATTATTCTGGAACTTTTCTATTAAGTTCAAATCTATTTGGATCAGCAAATCCAGAGTCAAGCATTTTGGCATCTGTAATATACTTTCCTTTGTCATCCTCACAGATAACAATACCATCAGTCAATTCTTCTACAACCATTTCGGCGTGTGAGCCAAACCAGCTTTTTGTAGTAATAGTATTTCCTGTAACATGTCTTGATCCTCTTCTAGCCATTTTATATGCTCCTTCTCAATCTTTCTTATTTCTCTATTGTATCTTCTGATGTCTCGTCTAGTAAATCTATCTAACTTAAAGAAGGGCAACATCGCAAGTGTTAGTATTACCCAAGCCATAGTCTACTCCCTGTAAAATCTTCCTGAGTTATATTGAAACTCAAGTCTTGGTTTTTTGAAGTAGTAAGTTTTCTTTCTTGGCTTGTAGAAGTCTGCTCTGAATGGAGCAGTTACAATTTCTCCAAGACCAAATGCCGTAGTCTCGATTCCTTCGATGACTTTAGCACCAGTATCAATTACAAAACTGCCAGCACTCTTAACATATTCGTCTAGTGGGACGAGTCTGAATTGTTCTGCGGCATTTACACTTGATACCGGAATAAATAATAAAACTAAAATTGGTAAAAACTTTTTCATTATAAACCTCCATGTCTAAACTAAAAAGTATACTAGAGTGGCTAACAAACCAACTCCAAATAAAAGTAAGCACAAATACAGCAAAGCCTCCGTAGATTTCGTTTGCGCTCTATCTAAAATCTTTTTTTGTATGTCATCTGGTGACTTGAACCTCCCAGACGAAAGGTACTCTTCTCTATCTTCTTGCCAACTCATTCTTCTGTTTCTAATCCTTTGACCTCGAATCCAAAATCACTATACGTTTTCCAAGCAGACTCAACCAATTCTTCTTCCGGTGGTGAAAATCCTATTGGGTTGCTTCTTTTAATTACATCTAACGCAATACCCTCATCATCCATCTTAACTGAAACTGTAATCTTTCCAATGTCTAAACTCAAATATCTATTTTCCATATCTAAACCTTTCTTATCCAAAGCTGATAGTCTTTATGAATTATCGTAAGCTGACTCGAAAATAACTCAAGAAAATAATCTATCGCCGCCTTTGTTAAACCTTTATTTGCTAAAGACCCTTCTGATTCGGGATATCTTATACATAGTAAGTAATCATCTAACGCCATGATGCCGCCAGATTTCAAAACCCTAAAGGATAATAGCATGTCTTGCAATACTGCTCTCTCATCATGATTTCCATCTACATAAATGAAGTCAAAGTAATCTTTGGGAAACGTGCCTACATAATCTATTGAATCACCCTTGATAACCTCAATCTTGTCTTTATGTCCACTGAGTTTAATATTATTTACAAACGTAGGAAATGCGTCACCAGTCCATTCAGCCCACACATCAATACACCAAAGCCTTGAGTGTTCATGTGTGAGAATATTATCAAGCATCCAAATTGCCGACATTCCTTCGTAAGAACCTATTTCAAGGAACTTGCATGGCTTGTCCTTATAACAAGAAAGAAACCTGTCGAACTCTCTTACGACTGGCTCTCCGTTCTCCTCAGAGAACCAGTCATTTGTAAAAGTATAGTTAGTCAACCCTGCTTTCCTCTACATACAATTCGGTAAGTCTTGTTTTTAGCTTTTCTTGGATGATATAAATCTCTGATTCAAGCTCAGCACCTGAATACATCAAATCTTCCAAGTCATGGGCATCATAGTCGTTTTGCAAATAACATAATGCTCGTTCAATAATTTCAATTTGATAATCTTTTAGTTCCATAATAATCTCCTTACCACCAGCTAGAATAAATAACAGTATAACCTTGTTTGATTGCGGCACGCGCCTGCACGATAAACTCACGATCTTGCTCTGCATAATGTTCGTCTGAGTTTTCACCGAAGAAGAAACCCTGTGTTTCCGGCAACGCATTTTCGTCAAGAGTTTCCTCCATGCTATCTAAGTCGTCAAGTGTCAACTCTAAATCAACACAATTAAAATCACCCTCGTTACCTTTCTCAAACCATAGGTTTTCCATGTACCCCTGTAAGCTAGGGTGTTTACGCCAATACATTAGCTCCATACTATCTTCGTAGTATGTGAAGCCCTCGTCGTCTGTCTTTGCTTCGCCTCTGCGAGCAGTTGCGTATTGATCTAGTCCCATTATAAAACTCCTATCCAATGTAAAAAGTAAATTAGAAAATATCCTAAGATGTATCCTCCGATGTACCATAGTATAACATACAAGGTCATGTCTGTCAAGTCTTTAATTTCTTTTTTCATAATTATCTCGGCACATCTTACATACAGAGCCACCTTGTGACGGGTCTGAAGATTCATATCTTTTAATATTAAGACCTCCTGTTGAAGCTAAACGGCAAAGAGTATCTTCGCCATCCCACATGTGGTGCTTCCACTTAGCCTTATTTTGTGGTATCTTTTTCTTGGCGATGTATCCCACTTCAGATAGGTTCTCTTTTATTATATCAAATAGTTCAAACATTTATTTCTCATAATCTTTCTGAGTTATAGTATATATTGCAAACATTGTGCCGAATATAAAGCCACCAATTCCCGCAGCCCAAGCTAAACTATAAATTCCCACTTCTATAACCCTTTCCATGATTAGTATATTAGTTCCATGAGTCCCAAAAATAACCAAATGCCTATGGCAAAAGGGGTGAGTGCAACTAACATCAATATCATGAAGTTATTATATTTGTCCTCATTTTCACTCATATTTCTTCCTCAATACTTTATTTGCTATATATGTTATCGGATAAGCACATGTGCAAACTACAGTTAAAATCTGAGAAATGCTAAATAAACATTGTCCACAAGCTATCATGCCATTGATCCTAGCAATATTACTGCCACAAATACACAAACCCAAAACCAATCCGTATCAGTTATTTTATTTGACTTATTCATTCGCAAACTTCTTTCAATATATTATTTTTACGAAGCTCATACAATGCTCTTTGTAGGTCTTGCTCCAACTCTACAGATTCTGTTAGGCTGTAGACATTGTTCTCTACAGTAAGCTCAACAGTGGTATCAACTAACTGAACGAGTACATACTTACCGATATAAATATCAGCTATAATACTTTCGCCATAGTGAAGGCCATCGTTACCATTCTGCCCGATTACATTCATACGCTCGTCATTCTCTTCGTAGTGATCTTTACTCATCCTTGCTTCTCCACATCATAATCTTCAATAGCATAGTCCCATTCTTCTGGTAGTCCTCTGACATCTACACACATGCCACCTTCAATGACTACTGTGATTTCGTGATGTCTGTCCACTACCATCTCATGCTTACTTAAAGTTACTGTATTACTCATCTTCAATCTCCTAATAGTCTAGTACGCCGTAAGTTTCGTCACCATCATATACTTTATAGTCTAGTGACTCGTCTTCAATCAACTCCTCAAGATAATCCCAGACATCACAATTCAATACCTTGCGACCGTTTCCTTCAAACTCTAACTCAATTACTACCTTAGCCATGATGACCTCCTTAGAAAAAAAACTGGCTTATCCGACTTACGCAGGCTCCACAAGGGGATGACATATCATGCTGCTCGGTTACGGCTTTGGATCACACCGTCACTTGTGACCTCGCCAGTTGATTTGATTATACAATACTTATCGACAGTTGCAAGACTAAACTTTAGATAAAACCTTTTTATTTTCGTAATAGTTTGGTAGGCTTTTGATGTGGCATGGAGTCATGATATGAGGTTGGATACGGTCTCTTTCAACATTACAGTATTCAACATGACCACCCTTTGGTACATCATACCATTCAATGGTAACCTCACCGTCCTTATCTAGTACCTGAGCATGAAAGTCAACATCTATAATCTTAACAACCCACTGCTTACCTAGCAGTTTGCTTTGGCCGTCGATTGTTATGACATCAATGAACTCACCTTCCATATCTATGTCAGTTACTTCTTCGTACCACTTACTGCCAGCCATACCACCGCCGCAGCTCATCGTGATTCTTTTGCCGCTTCCTCCTTTACGGGTTTCTAATCTTCGTTGGTAAATACTATTTAATCCAATGTTTGCCATTTTAATTCTCCTAAAACGTGTTATACCGAGTAGGCTTGGTAGGATTTGAACCCACGACAAAGGGATTATGAGTCCCCTGCTCTAACCAACTGAGCTACAAGCCCTTATGTCCTTTATTATACTTTATGTATCGTCATTCGCAAGTAGAAACTTTAGAAAAAATATTTATTTTTTAGACATCCAAACAATCCAGTCTTTCCAAGTGTAAGAATGTATTGGTAAACCCTTCACTGAAAGAAAATAATTACTCATTATACTCATCGTCGTCCTCCTCTTCAAAGTTTCTAACATACATTGGAAAAAACTTATCCCAGCAGGTATCACAGGTGTTACTTAGCATAAGCTCACGTTGTCCCGCTGTTAGATATGAAAAGACATCCTGAATATACTCTCCGTTATGCCAAGCAATGTAATCGCACTCATGCACTGATATAGTTTCCTCATAGTCACAATACTTACATTCTAGCTCTAATTCTAAATCTAGCGGATCAGTCATCCTCTCTTCCTTTCTTTTCATAGTCCCATATCGCATTTGATAAGAAAGACCTTGTGACTTTGTTTCCATCTTTTACCTCTTGGTTTATTTTATCTGCTAAATATCTTAGCATCTTATTATCTATAGTGATACTTCTAAGCATGTATGCTCCTTCCACCACTGCGGTTCTTCACGGTCAGTCCATACGCACTTAAAGCTACTACGCTTATCTACATTGTAAAAGTGTCTGTAAGCAGATACGCTGCACTCTTCCTTAAATTCATCGGGCATACACTGAGGCATTTTTGTCATTGATCTGGCTGGTATAGCTGGTACATTGTCTGCGCACCACTCGATCAACGATTGACTTGCGTGAATTTTGCCGTACCTGTGAGTATATTCCTCGCACAAAGCAAGTGCATGTATAACCATCCATTCATAATTAGCAGTAGTAGTACGAACCCAGATGGTCGATGGGTGATTGAGGTGAGCCTGTTTATAAAACTTCTCTGGTCGTGTTGCATCGCTCGGACATGCGTGGTGTGCCGTACAAAGCATCTGCGCTGACTCAAGTATCATCTTAACTACATGTTTGTCACACTGTGACTGAGCCGATTCTACAGGACATTCTGATAGATAAAATATATTCAAAGTTCATCTCCAAAGTCAAAATCTAGTCCTGACAATACATCTGAACTGGTCATCTGAACTGTGTCGTCTGAACGAAAGCCTTTCTCACTGACATAGAAGTGCGGCTCTAAGTCTAAGTCTAGACCATTCTTTTCAATGTATGAGTTAAGTGCTGATAGAATTGCGTCTGATTCGTTAGCCCCTTGAATAATAATGTTCATATCTCCCGAACTGATATAATACTTTGGCATCTTATTCTCCTTTGATTTCGATATTTATATCGAGCAGTCGCTCAATCTCCTTTGGAATCTTCTTTATCTTACTATCTCTATCGGGCTTTGTCAACTCTTTTCTTGAATCTGTTTTGATAATTTTTGTATTTAGATGCTCTGGATCGTACATAGTTCGTGTAATCTTTATCTGTTTAGATATAACAATCCTCTCGCAGTGATCTATATTGTCATAATAATGAGTATACCATTTACCTCTATAGAAATAAGGAGCCATACCGTTTATCTTGTCTAGACCATAGCTTTTGTTGTCAAGTGTAAAATAATCCACAACAACATAGTCAGAGCCTTGATACCAGTTGCCGGTCTGCTTACCTTCTTTTGTTTCTGGCAACAATACATTCTTGCGATACTCCCAGAATATAACCTGAATAAACTGTCTCTTTATTTCAGGCGGCGTATTAGACTCATAGTATTTATGATTGACTTCTATCAAGTCTACATAATCAACCACTACAACTTTTTCTTTAATACCTCTGTCTATAGGTAATAACATTAGTAATAATGCTAAGAATTTCATTTTTTCCAGCCGTTCTTTAGCAACCTTAAAGCGTTAAGGCCAAGAAACTTTTGAATTATTACATCTGGATACCTAAGTGCAGATAGATACTTTGTTATTCTTGGTAGCTCAGACATATCTACTATTTCGTCTGGAGGGTCAGTGAATCCATCAAAGTCAGTACCAATAGCTATAGAGTCAGCCGAACCAACGGAGCGAATATGATCTATGGTTTGTTCTATGTATTTAAGTCCAAGACCTGTATCTGTCGGTGAAATCCAATAGTTCATAAATATAATACCAATTAAACATCCATGATCTGACATCCATTTAATTTCTCTGTCAGTAAGATTATACATATTTCTATTTACGGAAAATGCTCCTACATGAGAGGCTAATAAACATTCTTCTTTATTGTAATGCTCAACAATGTCGAAGATTTGTTGCCTTGCTTTTGGTGTGCAGTGTGATATATCTATTAACATACCTAAGTCGAGCATCTTCTCGACAACCTTTTCACCAATAGGAGTTAGACCCTTTGTTTCATCCCAGCGACCAAGCATACCTCTCCAGTCATTGCTATGGCCTGATCCGTACTCTGGAAATGGGAATACAGGATAAACACAATCATTCTCATAGAAGTGTGCTAATGTAAGATATGCTACCCCGAAGTCAAAGAACTTCTGTAGATTATCTAAACATATTTTTTCTTTTTCTTTGTATGTGAGAGGAGCTTCAAATGGATATGATGAAGCTGAATTGTTTTGTAGTGAGTGACCTCCCTCAACTGAATGGATCAAAGCGAGCGTACCTCTGTCTAATGAAACATCCAAATCCTCCACACTTTTACATATAGCTATTTGTCTATTATTCTTATCCTCATTCCACTTCGCTGTTTGCATCTCTATATCATACATTGTAGACATAGTGGCATCAAAATACGAAGAGTTATATATTTTCTTCTTTATGCTAGGAAAAAGAGTAACTATTTTTTTGATAATGCCAATGTCGGCAAACCATCCACCTTCAGGGACATAAGCGGTAGATAACATAATATCTAAACCGCCATTCATAATTTTAGGGAATGTGGCTCTGCTACTAAAAGGCCAAAATTTCTCCTTAAAAAACTTCGCAAGAAGTTTAGTGTTGCTAGAAGTCAAGTCTCTGTTGAAGATTGATGCCTTTATCGCAGAGTGACAATGAAGGTCTGTTACTATACTAGTTTGGTGTAATTTTTCCCAGTTCATTTCTTACCTGTTGTTTCGATAAAAATTAAATAAGAACCCATTGAAAGAGCTATAGTTCTGATTGTAATAACTATTATATCTACTTGTATTCATTCCATTTGAATTTCTGTTGAAAGTATAATAGGTTGGCCTATAGTTATACACATTTACACGAGGAACTCCGAACATATTTGACGGGCGTCTACGGTTGTAGTTTGATGAATAAAATGATGATCTATAGTTATAAGTATTATAGCTATAATAGTTGGGGTTTTGCGCACTCAGACTATGAGGAAACAAAAATAAACAAGAAAGTAACGATGCAATAATAGTCTTCATAAAATTCTCCTTAAAAAAGTAGTAGGGCATAGAGGAATCGAACCTCTATTGTCGGTTTAGAAGACCGATGTTCTATCCGTTGAACTAATGCCCCGCTGTCAAAAAATATTTGGTTCGTCTTCTCCCCAATCGGCATCTCTTGGGTGTATCAATTCAAGGCCAAGTTTTTCAAAGTATTCATAAGCCTGCTGCTTGCAGACAAATCTGGTTACTGGCTCTACAACACGGGTATCAGAATTTTTTTCAAAGACAATGTAGTGTTTGTCTAAGTCTTCGTAAACTAATAAATATTCTACTTCAGGCATTATGTTCCTCAACCCTCTTACCATCTTTATCCATAGTAATCCATCCACACCCCTCGCATAATCCATAGTATCTTTCGTTATGTCTAACTAAGCCTATAAAATCATTCTCGTGGGCATGTTCTTCGCCAAATAATTCCTCTGTACACTGGTGACAAAAACTAGCCATTATTTCTTAAATCCTTTACTAAGCTGTAGTAGTCTACCTGCTGTTCACTAGGGGTTATTCTGGCGACTTCCCATTCTGGGTATCTTTTTTCTATTGACTCTTGTGCGCTTTTGATGTCAGTTCCTTCGACATACCTTACTTTGTTCACACCTCTTGTGTTTACTAAATTTACTATATACTTCATTTAGTAATCCTTACAAAAATAACTATAGATGATTAAACTAAGCAGAGCGCTTAATATATATGATCCAGTAATATCCTCTAATATATGCTTGTGGTTGAAAAGTATCGCCATTCTCTCAATACTGCTCATGACATTACTTCTCCCAATTAACAGGTAACATCCTCAGTATAGCATATCTTCGGTTAGTCGCAACCTTTTTCTTTAGAAATTTTAGTAACTTTACCTGAGAAAGTAATAGTATAATTCCTAGAGTGGGACTGGCTACATAACCTAAAGGTACAATGCTTACAATAGCAATAGTATTAACGAAAGAAAACTGCTCTATGTCCATGCTTTTTTTAGAAGAGTCAAAAATATCTCTAAGTCCATTTCAAACTCTATATCTCCATTTTCATCTATACTGACATCTACTTCGTCTGGCGAATCTGCCGCCATCTTTTGTAGTTCATATGTTAAATCGAAGTCATCCATTGTAAGGCCATATTTCTGCTAGGGCTGAATTAACAACAGGTATATCTATTATCCATCTGCCATACTTGCCTGTCTTATGGGTGGTGAAATATAAATACCCTTCGTCGTCCAAATTTTCCTGCATAAGGTTAGCAAACGCCCATGTAGCTTTTTGGAAATCTTTCTCACCTCTCTCTGGAGTATTTACTCCATCTAGTCTACATCTGACCTTAGCGTGCATATAAAAACCTAGATCAATATCTAAGTCTACAGTATCGCCATCTACTACCCTAACAATTTTGCCCCTATAGCCATTGTGTACAAAGTCGCCCATATTACCTTCTCCTTATCTGCTCATTATTAATATCGAACAACCAATAATACACACTAAGACAAAGTAAATGCAAATCTCGGAGATTAACTTATCTCTCTTGAATCTGTCCTGCTTCTTTTGCGTAGAGTAGTTTCTGTAATGTCTCATATTAATTATCTCTAAAATATAGATTAAAGGATTTTTTTATATTTTTTATATGGGCTTTTAGAGAAAAACAAAGAAAAGTAGTTAAGAGGTAAAAGCCTTACATATATTATAGCCTACATAACGGCCTAATGCAAAGCTAATTACACATCCTATAAATATAGGGGTAAAGTCAGTAATCATATCATATACCATAGTAATAATACTCCTAAAGAATACAGGGTTTGGATATTGTCGAATGTAAAATTAACCTACTTCGGGCGCAACAAGTATATATACTGGGTTTTTTACCCAAAAGTTGGTTATATTTGGTTCAGAAATGGGGATATTTACCCTTTTGTTGGAAAGTCGATTGTTATATCTGGTGTCTTTCCTGAGTTATTTGGTAGGTGAATTCCTATTTCTCTTATGCCTACTCTAAGAAAGTAGCTAGTAATGGTCACAACTTTGGTCTGATTCCTCTTACAGAAGCGTTTATGATAGAAACAGACTCTACCATACTGATAATCTCCCTTTATCCATCCTTTGTACAGACTAAATCTATATTTACCATCATAGTCTTGTGGCTTCCCGCACTTAGTTAATATATTAGCAATGACATATTGTTCTAGGCTAGGCGTTTGGTTTATTAACTCAACAATGGGGCTAGTATTATTTTTAGACTTCGCCCTTGTTCTCTTTTTGGGAATTGGTTGGTGCATAGCAGTCTCCATAATGTCTCCTTTGAAATAGTGTTGAGGTTTTCCTCTAGTATAGTATACACATCGGGATTTGCAAATGGAATCTTTAGAAAAAAACAGAAATCATGTTGGCTCTTTTGGTACTTGAGTATGATAATAAGGCATATTAACATCCAACGAAAGAATGAATAACACTAAGAGCTTGTATCGTATATCTAAAGGAGTTTACACTCTTAACTTAATCGTTCATATTAGCAAGAAAGACTAAGTATAATATATTGACCTATCTCTTAATATTATTGGTAAGTTTATGTATGACCCCCACTTATTAATTATTCTTACTTTTATCTGCTAATACTAATCACTTTATAGGTGGAGGAATTATGTCCAAAAATAATCCATACCGCCCACCAGAAAATGATAGCCGCCCTCGTCTCCCAAAATACAGAGAGCCTCTAGTAGACTGGCCATCTTTGATTATAATATTAGGCACTCTATTTGCAATATTAACATTTGCACTTCTTGCTATTTCAGCATCGACAAAACTCTAGAGCTGCCAGAGCCCAAGCTCCAGCCAGTTGTCGGGCAAGTTTAGAAAATACACAGAGCCTCACCCAGCAGAGCTGTACTCCCCAGCAGTTGTCGGGATAGAATAGCAGAGACAAAATACCGAGATTACAGGGCCCAAGCCATATGCCAGTCGTCAGACATGATAAGGTAGGACATACCCCTCCCTAGAGGGGGTTAAACGTGCGGACAACCAACATCGCTCAGGCGATCCATAAACTTCCACATCTCAATAAATTCACATGTACCATTCAGAACTTCCCAGTCAGGGTACTCTTCATCAGCCCAGTGATATATATAGCTAGAATTGCCAGTCTCAGCAATTGCATCACATACATCAGGCGGTACAGGTACAGACATAGAGGAGCCTACATTACCCCTAGACAGAGTAATCAAAACTACACCTTCAATATCATCATCATTCATATAATTTTCCTTTCGTGTTACAATACTAGTATACTATAACATCGACCATTTTCAACAAATACTTTACTAGAATCCCCAGAAAATGTTGACTATTTTTCCCCACCTTTAGGGGGTTCGATGTGTGCCGGCACAGCCTCCCCCCATCAGGGGGGTAAAATTACCGCCGGCAGAACTTGCCCACCGGCGGCAATGCGCTAGCGTTTATTAACGCAATCGAGACATCCTCGAATGAGCCCCGCAATAAACGCCAGCACCACCACTACAAATAGCGTTAGGCTAGGCTTCTCATTCAAGCCGACGCCATATAAATCTTCTCGAAGTCCTTATCGGTAAGAGTATTGGCACGGGCAACCATGCTCTCCCATCGAGACCCAGAGACATCCAGCAGGCTACCGCCGATTTCGTCGAACCGAACCCAACCTTTATTATCCAGCACTTGACCAGCGCGAGTAACCGCATTGACCACACCAAACAGATTTTTGTCGGCTCGCTCGTAAGTAGCCCATTGGCTAAACACTTCGGACGCCTCAGCCTTAGATAGCTTATATTCACTAGCTACCACACCGAACACGTTTTTCATGCGAACGTCAACAACTTCCATCTCTTGAAGTTCCAACAACTTGCGAACACCCATAGGTAGAAGGGGTAATTGCTCGTTAATGTTTTCAGAGATAAGACCACCAAGTTCAACCAAGTCAATCGTCCCAATGTGACGCTTCTTGATTTGCTTGCCAGATACCTGTCCCCAGATACAACCATTCAAACAGATAGAACGGAATAGGCTAGGCGTTTGGGAAATACGGCGTTTACCGATTTCACAATTACCAATAGACATCATACCGCCATAGTCGGAATCGTCAGATTGACCGTAATCAATAATCGTATCAGGCAAAAGAATATTACCGTAGATAGTATCCTCGTCACCGCGCCAGTGAGACAATCGACCTTCCGGCAGATTCTCTTTTAGCTGCTCCAAGTACCAACGGTTATCAATCGGTGCGTATCGGTCAGTAACGAACGCTCGACAAGTACCATCGGTATAGGTGCGTAGTCGATACTTCTTTTCAGGGTCAAGACGACGTAAAGCATTATTAGCAAGCATTGCCATAACTTCGGCATCTTGGGTATCATAATCAGATTGCTCACGCAGTTTTGAAATAACTGTCGAACTCGGCACAGATGCACGAATAGAGAATTGTTGCAACGCCCAGTCAGTCGGCTCGAATTCACGGTCATCGACATTGAAAACAAAGTTACCATCGTCGTTGACAGTAGCCTCAATAGACTTAACGGGCATCATTAGGTCTTCACGATCCTCAGCGGAACGTTGCAGGTTTTCCATTGCATCATCATAAGAAACAGTAGTTGCCCACCAATCCTTATGCACATGCGTACCCTTATGGAAACCTGTTCCAGTTTGACCTTGCAGCTCACGAACGAAGGAACCTTCGTTTTTATCTGCGGTCATCTGTAATTTAGTGTAGTGGTTCATATCAGAACTCCCATAAAACAAGAAACTTAATACTTTAGTATAACATATATATCGGCATTTTCAAGCCGGAACTTGAAGTAAATCGCTATTAAAATACTCACGCGTGAATATTGCTTCGACGTACTTCCAACCCTCACCGCATGACAGGTGTGCATACTCTGACCACTCTTGTGGCTCATGGTCATCAGCAGAAACAAATGTTGCGTGCTTGTATGGATTATATGTTACATCGAAACTAATTAGCGGAACTGGTACACGGTCAACCATATACCCAGTCAGAAATGCGTGGACGTTTTTACGTCTCTCTTTAAGTACCTTTGCACGTCCTGCCGGTTGGACTAGGTAACGCACATCTTTTAGACACACTTCGGTGTGATGCTCAACGGGCGATCCAGATTGACGGACGCTCCAAATTTTCTTGTGTAGGTTGAAGTAAACAGACACGCGGCGGTTTTTGTCGATCATAAAAATCTCCTTGTAGTGGTTGATACCTATTAAGTATACTATACTTATCGACCATTTGCAAGGGAAAACTTTAATCTTTTTTTACCCCACCATCGGGGGGTAGGCCGTGTGCCGGCACACGCACCCCCCACCAGAGGGGGTTCTTAGTCTATAAAAAAAGGCCGCCTACCACAAAGGATAGACGACCTCCACAACAACAAGGAAAACTACTTGATAGCTTGCATGGCGTTAACCATACGCCCATTGTAAAACGCTTTGGCTTCGCCGTCAGTCGTTTCAATGGTCACTAACTTGTTAGACCGTTCACCCTTGATTTTGCCATAACGCAGAGTTGCGTCAGACACAGGGCTTTTTTCGATGTCTCGAACATCGACGATCTTGCCGGAATAATTCTCGGCTCGTGCTGAGTAATCCTTCGTCAGGACACCCTTAGCATTTATGGCACTTTCAGCGCCTTTCAAGTAAGTGAAACTAATTTCTTTTCCAATTTCAAAAGCAGTCATAATCAGACCTCCAAACATAAAACAAAATCCTAGTTACTGTTAACACTTCTATTATACAATATATATCGGCATTGTCAAGCCTAAACCTTTAATTTCTTTCTAGAATAACTACCTTTCCCCTTTAATTTTTTGAGTGCTGTTGATGCCTCTGATCCTGCCGGTTGAGTACCGTGAATCAATAAGGCGAAACTATTGTCTCGTAGTGACGGCTTTGCCGCGTGTGAATCGTCGTGGTCGATTGCCAAACCTAATTCTTCCGCTTCCGCTTCGCTGAATACAACCTTAGTTGAACGTAGGTTAAACTCGTCAATCATATGGTCATCACGTCCACCATAGGAAGCAGTCAAAACAAAGTTGTGAAGTATAGGCAATTCGTTAATGCCACCTACCCAAAATTTAAGGGACTTAGTATAAGCATAGAATAGCACATTAGGGTTTAGTGCTGCGACCATATACCATGCGTGCATATAGGGAAGACTGAAAAAATCACCTGCTACATGGATGCGAACAATACCGGCGTTTTCAGGTAGTGAACTATTGATTAGATTTACCATTTCTTCGTGATTTTGTTTACGCAACAAATCAAAATTGTGCTTGCGTGAATTGTATACGTTGGTATACTGTACTTCTTGCGATGCTGAGAAGCAACGGAATTGAGTATGCCTACCATCTTTAATTTTACGTTTGCCATTGTCCTGCACTACTGCCTTAGATAGACAATCTTTTGCATGAGGACACGACCAACCCGATAACAGGTCAAGCGAGTATATTTTGCGATTGCCTTGTAGGTACTCGGCTAGTTCTGCATCGTTGGCGAGTGCTTGCGTTTTGGCGTTGGCTTTGCTGAATTTTAGCATTGTGTTTCTCCGTGTGTTGTGATTGTTATACTACCAGTATACTATATATATCGTCATTCACAAGCTATAATCTTTAAGAATTATCGGAAAATGCCAGAAATATTTTTACCCCACTATTGGGGGGTCCGCGTGCCGGCACATCCCTCACCCCCCACAAGAGGGGAAAAGGAAAGATACCACCCATGCCGCTATTTCAATCGCGATGATTCACCGGACTCACAGGGTGGCACTCCTCCCAACCACTAGAAGTCTAGTACTGTATTGTACTTCTTCTTAGCAACCCGTTTGATGTAAGACGGATGTCCGGTGTGTAGGACTCGTCCACTACGGGCTTCAGTAATCTGCGCCCACTGGTTGCGTTGGCGGTTCTTAGTGTTAAGGTGAGCGTCAATCTCAAGTGCGAATTGTTTAGTAGTTGCTTTTGGCATAATAAAATGCTCCTTCAAAAAGTGGTTAGTAGATAGTCTACCGTTCGTTTAGCCAGTCGATAAGTCCGAGTATTAGGCCAGTGACGAACGCTAAGACTATAGTAAAAAGTATTGTTAAACTGGGTTTACTCTGCATCGGCTTCTTCAGCTTCACGCTGAGCTTTTGCGATTTGCTCCTTATCATAGTTTTCCAGATCCGTGGTCAATTCCTTAGCCAAAGCACGAGCCTTGTCGAGTGGCATCTGAACATTCAGCTTGTACTCTGAGCCGTCTGACTCGTAACCGTTGAACTTAAGTTCCACGTTGCCAGACCAACCTGATACATAAGTGTTTAGGTAAACTTCAGTACCGCATTCTACACTGAGTGCGTTGGTTTTTTGAATCTTCATGCGATTCTCCTTAGTGGTGGTTAGTAAATGTTACTCTTTGATTATACTATAGTTATCGTCATTTGCAAGCCGTGACTTTAATTTTTTTCTGACTTTTTTGCCAGAGCCGGTTGCCCAAAGTCTTCGGCCCCAGCTTACCCCCAGTTGTCGGGATGGTAAGGGTAAGACATCAGGATGCTAAGCCGTCACATCATGCCACACGAGACCTATGGTGTGACACCCCTTCATCAAGGAGGCTTTAATTGGGCTGCGTCTTACTCCTCCATTATAATATATATCGGCTTATTCGCAAGGGAAACTTTAGTATAATCTCAGATTATTTTTGAAATACCCCACCATCGGGGGGTGCGTGTGCCGGCACATTCCTACCCCCCAAGAGAGGGGGTTCGTTGTAGTCCCTGCCGGCTGTCTTGATGTGAACCGACAGGGACACCGCACAACGAAAGTTACACTTTGAGCGCGCCTGACTTCAGCATACCTTCAGTCGTCTTGAAGTTGTGAATAATATCTTCACCCTTCTCATTCTGAAAAATTACTGAGTCGTTTTGAATAGCGACGACACTCGCCTTGATACCCGTTAGGGTGAACTCAACCGGCTTACCGGCTTTCAAAATTGCATCTACCATTATTGGTACTCCTTCATAGTTGCCCGAGTTTGTGCGGATCGAGTGCGTTGACGTTTCGGGCGATTGTCCCACGCTCCCGTACCAGTGAAGTGCTGGCGGTGACCTATTGATACTTTAATATCTTCGGCCTTAATAATCATCTTCTTGCTTTTCTTACGCATCTAATTCTAGCTCCATTGCTGAGGCGAAAGCCTGCTCGTTTTTGTATAGTCTGTCTTCATTGACTTCATATGGAATCTCTTCACCGTTGGCTACTGCGTCACGGTACTTGTTTAGGATTGCCATACGTTCAGGCGTGCCACGCCCTTCAGGTGTATCGTAAAAGATAACAGGTCTTTCACGGGCTGGAATCTCAGCCTTTGCTTCTTCCACTTGGTCAGCCTGTTTGTTTAGGCGTTTCAAAGTCTTACCACCTTCACGGTCGTCGTGGTATGCTTCGGGCAAGTGTTCGTTTGGAATCCATAGACATTCCATAACAGCGGCGTCTAGTTCAGCGAGCATCTTTTTTGTTGTTTCGTTCATATCGAAATCCTTTGTTGTTGTTTTGTATACTACGATTTTACCATAGCGGAAGCTGATTTGCAAGCCCAAAAAACTATTATTTTTGGATTACTTTTACAGACCAGTTATCGCCAGCGTAGTCCACGTAATTGTCACCGTGACTGTAGACAGTAACGCGACCACCATAACCGTATGATCTAGGCTGATCCTGTGCGTCGTCGTCCTGAACAGGATACCAACGATCTCCACAACAATCGCAATCAATCCCATCGGCTACGCCATTGAAATAGATACCATTATCCTGTGCGATAGCGTTTGCGGCTTTCGCATTATCTGCCTGAATGAATACCAACGGAGTACCGTTGTAATGTCCGAACGAATTGTTCTGTTTGAATTTGAAGTAGCTCATCTTATTTCCTTTCGTTTAAGATAACCCTATTATACCATAAAGTATGCCGATTGTCAAGGGCAAAACAGAATTATTTACAAAGTTTATTGTAAAACTTCCGCCCCTAAAAAACCAACCAAGCAAGCACCAACCAATAATAATAAGAATGTCATATTGTTCTCCTTTCATTCTATACTATTATTATCGGCATGTATAGCCCTAACCTTTAGATAATTCGGAGAAAAACCTAACTATTTTCAAAACCCCCACTGTCGGGGGGTGCGCGGGGCGGCCCGCTACTCATCCCCCATCAGAGGGGTTATGCCCACTCCCATTCTTCAGGTGGTGCCAAGTCATACAGGTCGTCACCCTCTGCCGTCATTGTTACATATGGCGCGACTTCTTCAAGGTTGAAGCTGCCCATTTCTTGATGTAGTCCCATCACAACACCGAAGGCGTTACCTTCAATCGGCGGATCTAAAATATAATATTCCCAACCGTGTTTTGTGATCAGCCATTTATGAACTGTGAACTCGTTCCCGCTTGGGCTTTTTACTTTTCTGCTCATCTTCAATTTCCTTTCAGTGACTCGCACCACTTGCTAAATACTTCACGGGCATCGGCTTTGTTTAGTCCGAACTCATGCTCTAATTCTCTCGGCGCTCCCATCATATTCATAGAACCGCCATCTCGTAGATCACTTAGGAACTCAAAATATTCTTGCATGTACTCGTTCATCTTTATACTCCTGTTACCTGATACTTGTGTCCGTTTTCTAGCGTGATTGTTCCACCGAAGAACTCCCACATAATTTTTGACTTCATCGCTTCACGATTTAATCTTTCCAGCTCCGGCAAATCTTTTTGCACTTGTTCCGGTGTGCAATCTGTTTGTAAAATTCTCATTAGAACTCCTCCGTTATTTCAACTAAAAAATCATCATTGTGAACTGTACCGCATACGCCAGTTTCAGACCACGACAAACTGAAAACAGTATTCCCGTCTGCGTCTTTAACTTCAAGACCACGAACAGAATTCCATAGCGCGCCATCTTCATCGGCACACATTTTCAGCGTATCGTTTTTCATTTCAAACGCCTGCGCTCCGTCTAGGTTAAAAACCTCTAGGCTTTTATTGGCTCTCTCATTTGCAACTATCATAATCACTTCCCTACTGCTAATTTACGTAATGCGTCGAAACTTTCGTTTCCGACAAGTTGTTTCCACTTCTTTATGACATAGTCATATTCACCCTGACATTCAACAGTACCCATTGATGAGCCGGTTGAACCTACCCAACTACAGATAGCGTACTTGCCTAGTCGGTTGCATCGCACTAGGTGACGCTTGCCGGTTGGGGTTTCTTTCGTTCGTCTGATTTCGTATGCTGTATAAGCCATCTTATTTCCTTTCGTCTTATACTAATATTTTACCATAGCATTTCTGATTTGCAAGTATTATTTCTAAAAACCTTGAAGACCATGCAAATCGTGCAGCATGTCCCAATGGTCACAAGCTGCGTTCCAATCTTCAGCTGAAACTTCTTCAGCTTGATTTTCATTTTCGTTTTGGTTTTCGTCAACCATAATATTGTTCCTTTCAAGAACGTCTCGTTGTATTTCGTTGGCTTGTTCATAGCTCAGTTGGTGGTGTATTTCTACTCCGCCGGTTGGACTAGTAACGCCCAGCACTCTCATACTTGGGATGTATTCAAAAGTGAAGCCGTTAGTTGTAACTGTTTTAGTACCTTTAATCATTTTAGTTCCTTTCGTTGAACTGTCTTAATGTCTTATATATATATTATCGTCTAAGGGTGTGACACGTTAGGTCACTCACTCAGATTATTTTGTAAGAAAGTATACTTTTTTTATCTGTGTGAATATATCTTTTTACACGGGGAGCATAGAACATAATGCTATCGCCGTCGAACTCAACCAGTTCCGCTGTTGTCTTATACTTCCAGTCACAACGGACACCGCGTCCAGAGATCGCAATCTCGCAATCGTGAGGGATATTTTCGATGAAGTTTTCTATTAGTATCATATTATTTCCTTTTGTTATCGTTTCTGTTATGTCTATATTATACCATAACCCTGTGACACGGTTGGTCACTCGTGCCGGTTGATTATTTATTTTTTGGCAATTTAAAGGTTTTTATTTTCTTCTGTGTTTGCTTCAGCGTGCCGGCTGATAAGCATCCGGTGAATATATCCGCAAAGCGTTTCTTGCTCGCGTTGTGCATTGCTATTGCTTTTTTTCTGTTGTTCATCATTTCCTTAACTCCTTATATATATATTATCGCACATGGTCGTGACACGTTAGGTCACTCGTAAGACATTTTTTCAAAATAATATATTATTTATCTCAAAACCCCCACCGATAGGGGGTCAGCGGGGCGCCCCGCACCACTCCCCCCACTAGAGGGGTTAACCCCAATAGTCAGGATCGTCAAAGACCATAAACAGATCGTTCGGCAGTTCCATCACAGGCTCGCCTTCCCACATCTCCGCCTCCCATTCAGCCTGTGCGTCGTACAGGTCAGCGGCGGTCAGTTCGTCGGATTGTGGGTTGGTGTCAAATTTAGAAAACATAGTAAAACCTTTCGAGGAGTGAATTTGTTATGCCTTGATTATACTATAAGTATCGGCAGATGTCAATAGCAAACTTGAGAAAAAAACAAATTATTTCAGAAACCCCCACCATCGGGGGGCGCGCGGGCCGGCACGTACCATTCCCCCCACTAGAGGGGCATATTGTCTGGCAACATCAGCATGTACAAAAAAACCGCCTGCAAGGTTTCCCCTGCAGACGGCCAACGAAAGGAATCTGCTCTATTATTTAGAAGCGGAACAGAACGCCGTTTCTCCCATGTGTGCTTCACACCATGAATCAGTCCATTCACTAAATCCACAGTCGGCACAAATCTTATTGTAATCATATGCGGGATACGTCAACTCCTGCATCTTGAGAGGTTTCATCTCTATGATCTCAGCGCCACCCTCTACCTTTGCCGATGTACTACACCCTAGCAATAGGGCACAGCATAACCCAGCCAATAAAGCTAATGTACATAGTGCCGCCGCTTTTACTTCTGTTTCTTTAGCCATGCTAATAAACCTTTCTTTTTTGTTTGTTCTTTCTTCCTGTTGTCCAGCCGCTGGAATTCCCTCGCCAACTGTATTGCGTGTATTCTTCGCATACGCATTATTACTTACTCCAAAAAATTCATATTCGCTTATTGTCATTAGTTCACCATTGACATATAAAGACCAAAGGATGCGATGCACGAAGCACCAAGCCAAAACAGATATTCGTTAAACTTCTCTTTCATTACTTTATCTCCCAAGGACAAGCCAATGCCATAACATAAACAGACACAATCATAATACCTAAAACTAATTCCATTACACGCACTCCATATTATATTCGTGTTCTGCTTGCCCGTAATCGTCACAGTTAAACACGGGTATACCGTCAACAATTACCTCGTAAACTTCACAATGCCTATTGCGTACTAATTCAACCAATCGGCCATTGTCGTCCGCTTCTGATTTATATACTACAAAATCCATATCGTTTCCTTTCATGCTCTTATTATATAATACTTATCGGCGTTTGCAACTAAAAACTTTAGGAAATTTGGCAACTTCTCCGTCACCCCTGTCCTAGTGTTGACCCCCCTAACCAGTGTCGGACTGGCTTGGGATGTACACCTGTCCGGAATTCGCCGCACCTTCTAGCCATACATTTGTTCGTTGCGTTGCTTCCTCTTGAATTCATTATAGTAGTCAATGCTGAATTGGTAGCTGTCGATTGACTCCTGCACTCTTTCGGGTGTCCAGAATCCATCGAACTGTTTATTATCCATCTTAGCCTGCATGTGATTGCGTTGTTTGATGTCTTGGTCATTCAGTGCGTCTAGTGCTGTTCGTTTGTGTGTCATATCTGACTCCTTTAGTTCCTTAATTGTTATATACTAAGTATATACTATATATCGTCATTTGTCAATAGGTACTTGAGTATTTTCTCAGAATAATCCTATTTATTTTAGAGGGGGAAATCCTCTATATCGTGCATCCAATCGTGCCATTCTTCCTGTGGGCTGGATATAGCGTAGCCTAGTGGGTGCTTCCTCTTAGTATCACAGAACGCCTGTAGGTCTGATCCGTGCGCCCATTTAATTGCTATCCCTTCAGGCTTTACCCATACAAAGAATACATAATCAAAGTGTTCAGGCGATACTGCTTTATGTAGGTAACGTACAGCGCCGGTTGACTTATTCAGTTGTGCTAGTGACGACTTAACCTCTACCCTTACTGGCTTGTCATCTAGGTCTACTGTTATATCCCAAGCGTGCGTTGGTGCTGTTACGCTTGCACGATAGCCGGTGTTCTTAGTAATGTAATCAGCTATCCATCGCTCGCATATCGTGCCTCGTTCCGTTCGTCCCATTAATGACAGCTCATAAGCCGCTTCATTCTTATCGGCACTGTATAGGCTTTCGGTCTTTTCGTTTGAGTGTCGTTTAATGTCTTGTAGTGTGATTGTCATAACTTTGCTTTCGTTGTTGTTGTGTTGCTTGTTATGCTTTAAGTATATTATATATATCGACACATTGCAATAGATACTTAACCATTTTCTCAGAATAATCTGATTTATTTTTCGTTTACCCCCCTCGTGGGGGGTGTGCGGGGCGGCCCGTTCCTTCCCCCTCTATCGGGGGGAGAAATTATTCACTACCGTGCTGATCGCAGAATCGCTGCTTAGCTTCACCGTAAGCCGCACGACCTTCCGCGAATGCTGGTACAGCCCAGTAGCCATACCGTTCGTTCCAAACGATCTCAACATCTCCATTAGCTTCAATGAAGCTATCCTTATTGAAGTCGTTAGTAAACAATGCGTGTGCATCGCTGTTAGGCTTTTCCACTGAAGGAGATTGTGGGTAAGCGGCTGGTTGTAGTTCTGAAACTCTCATTGTATTATTCCCTTTCGTTGGAATGTTGTTGTTTGTTATGTTCTTATTATATTATATATATCGGCATTTGTCAATAGCTATCTTTAGCTATTTATTGTATTTTGTAAAGTTTTTTTCTTGTCCCACAATCGCTGTAGTTCATTGAATACACAGTTCTTATTGAACTGTCCTAATTCGTTAGCGTGTTCAGCAACCTTCTTTTCGATGTTGCGGTTTACTTTGAACAGTTCTAGTTTAGCTTCGTTGCGAGTCATGTTGTGTTCCTTTCGAGAACGTTGTTTAATTGTTATACTAGTAGTATATACTAAGTATCGTCAAAAGTCAATAGCAATCTTAACTATTTTAAGAAATAATTCTAATTAATTCTGTTGTATAAAAGTATACTGCATACACAACAATAACCGTTAATGATACCTTACCTACTATCTCGATTACTTTATCTACCATTGTCGTTTCCTTTTTTTTGTTTTCGTTTACTAACTTAACTACTTAACTATAACATATATCGGCTATAAGTCAAGTATTACTTTAATATAATATCGAGATAAGTATATCTTTTTTATTGGCAGTATCTACTGTCATAATGGCACCCTATACTTTTCTATTCTGTCACGTTGGCAGTACCTATTGTCGTTGTGGCCGGGGGGGTTCAAACATTAAGTCGAAAATATTTCTGTATGTCTTACCCAATCCTTCCAGACCTCCCCTCATCGCTCCAAGTCGCCGCTTTTTTTAGATTCTCTTCGGCCCAAAGTGGTTGCAAGTTGCTATAATGGAAACATTTCTGTATTTCTTCCTCTTTTGTGAGGTCAAATGATGCGCATGGCCGTATATGATCTATGTGCCACCCATATAAGCTATAATTTTCCCAATTCATGCCCGGTTTGAACTGTTTTTCTATATGCGCCACCAATTCTTCCTTAGTGCAGCCTATATATTTCAAGATACTGTTCTTTTTCCAAATACCCTTAGCCTTTAGTAGCTTGGTTAGCCTTTTTGACTGCGCCTTTCTTACTTTTTGATGAGGCTTATCTCTATATTCCTTTATTTTGTCCCAGTTCTCGCCCCTATACTTTCTCTGCCACTCCTGTCGGTACTCTTTATTCTTTTGGTAGTAGTCTCTATAATACTGCTTTTTGTTGGCGTAAGTTTTTTCATGGTATTTTTTAGCGTATTCTTTGGAACACTCTTTACATTTTGCACTTGTTCGGTATTGATGTGACTTATAGAAATCGCCCACAGGTCTTCTCTCCCCGCACATCTTACATGGTTGCCCCTTTGTATCACACTCTTGTGTAAACATCTCCCTTTTTTTCTTGTTCGCCTCTTTTCTGCGCTCAGCTATTTCTTCTTTGGACATTAAAAGACCATTTCGCCTCTCCCTTTTTCGTTTATTATGACAAGCTTTACACCTAGTACTCAGCTTAGCACCATTCTTATGGAAGAACTCACTAGTATACTCTTTATATTCATCACACCCGGTACAGAATTTCATGTTTTTCTCGCTATCCATATCGCCCTTTCCTTCCTGCTAATATCCTATTTGTTTTGTATTTTTCAAATTAGGTCTTTTTTTGTGTATAGTTTTTTACAAAAGCCTATTATTATTATAGGTAATTTTATATTTTAGTGCAATGGAGATAACATGTCACACGATAAAAATCAACCGAAACAGGTAGAATCTGAGTTCGTGGCGCGCGCTTCCGGGGAGCTAGAGGAGTCTGTGGCTTCTGAATTAGAAATTGAAGACCCGGCGACTGAAGAAGCTGCAGCTATCATTGAGGAACTAACTGTTAATGTTATTATAGAAGAAGAGGGCGGCGACAGTTAATGAAGATACCTAGTAATATGTCAGAACAGGAAGTTGTTGACGTTATTACTAAAGTTGCCGACAAGTTGTCTAATAAATATACGTTTGCGTTTTATTCGATAGAAGACATTAAGCAGGAGGCTTTTATTATAGGTATGGAAGCTCTTGAAAGATATAATGAATCTAGACCACTAGAAAATTTCTTGTTTGTACATATAGCCAACAGACTTAAGAACTTTAAGAGAGACAATTATTATCGACAGGACGAAGGCAAGGCAGAAAATGTCCAGAGAAGAAAAAAGAATCTTCTTGAAGCACATAGTATCGAAAACTTTAGTATAATGAGAGAAGATCAAGATGTTTTATCCAGAATCTCTGATCTAGAAATAAAAGAGCTAGTAAAAAACAACATACCAGCGAATATGAGGGCTGATTATCTCAGACTGTGTTCGGGTGTATCTATATCTAAAAAGAGAAGGCTTGAAATAGAGAGTATAATTAAAAAGATTGTTGAGGGGGAATAATTATGTCTGAAACTAGCAAAGACAAGAAGAAGGGACGGTTCTCGGTAGAAGAGATTGAATTTATCGAGCAGAACTGCGAGGCTCTTTCTCCTGAGCACATAGCGGATCAGCTAGACAGAAATGTATCGTCGGTTAAAAACTGGATCGAAACGAATGTTGGGCTGTCTAAAAGTCAGAAGAAGGAAATAGAGGCTCATCAGGAATTAAAAAGTAAACCATACTTTAAGGAGCTTTTAACTCAGTTCTCGAGTTCCGAATTAGAGCTTTTTCAGTTCCACTTCGCCAAAATGTGGGCGCAGTTCAAAGACGACGTGTTTCACACAGAAGAAATCCAAATCGTGGATACAATTAAGCTTGAGATTCTAATGAATAGGATCTTAACGACACAGCAAGAAAATCTAGATGACATTGAGGGCGTTCAGGCTCTCATCATAGCCGAGAAACAAAGAGATAAAGAAGATCAGGACCGTGACTACATCTCGTCGTTAGAACGGCAAATAGCTATGCAGAGGGCCGCGCAAGAGACGCTATCCAAGGATTACAAAGATCTTCAAGCACGAAAAGCAACAATGCTCAAGGATCTAAAAGGTACTCGTGAGCAAAGAATCAAAGCTATAGAAGACTCTAAGCTAACGTTTGCGTCTTTGGTGAAAAAGATTGCATCAGATCCTACTTTTAGAACCAAGATAGGTATAGAGATGGAAAAAATGCGATTAGCTACAGCCGCAGAGAAAGAGCGTTTATCGGAATACATTAAATACGAAGATGGTCAATTAGACCAACCGTTTCTAACAAGTGATACTTTTAAAGGTGAATAATATGAAAACAGCGATTGTTTTTGGAGTTACAGGCCAAGACGGAAGTTATTTAACTGACTTGCTAATATCAAAAAATTATAGAGTAGTTGGTGTCGCTAGAAGGAGTAGCGTAGACACAACCGAAAGAATTGGCGAACACCAAAAAAATGAAAACTTTATCCTAGTTGAAGGAGACATCACTGATGGATTTTGTGTTTCCGACATTATTAATAAATACGAGCCAGACGAAGTTTATAACCTTGCTGCTCAATCTCATGTTGGTACGTCTTTTAAGCAACCGACTCTTACTTGGGATGTGACCGCCGGAGGATGCCTAAATATCCTAGAGGCGATTAGAGTTTCTCCAAGAGTTAAAGATATTAGATTTTATCAAGCCTCTTCTAGCGAAATGTTTGGCAAAAACTTTACCGTTGTTGCTGAAACAGAAGAAAGCGTAGGTGATAGTCTTATTGTTGGCATCACTGAAGGTTCGACAACTACATATAAAAAATATCAAGACGAAAACACAGCGTTTATGCCTCAGTCTCCATACGCTATAGCTAAGCTAGCTGCACACCATCTAGTTAGAAACTACAGGGATAGTTATGGGATTCATGCTTCTAGCGGAATTTTATTTAATCACGAGAGCGAGCGACGAGGTGAAAACTTTGTTACTCGCAAAATAACGAAGTGGATCGGAAGATTTTTAGCTTGGGAAAAACAAAACAGCCCACTACCGCCGTCGTTGTGCGGATTTGGAACTAGCGAAGAGGATATCTACATGCCTAGAGAGAGAATGTATTTAGATATGATTAAAACACCGATATTTCCTAAGTTAAGACTTGGGAATCTAAAAGCAAGGAGGGATTGGGGTCATGCAAAAGATTACGTCCGAGGAATGTGGCTCATGCTGCAAGAAGAAGAACCAGACGATTATGTCATCGCTACTGGAGAGACACACAGTGTTGAGGAATTTTTGGAACACGCTTTTAGGCACGCTGGTCTTGGTAATTGGAACCAGTACGTGTACATTGACCCTGAGTTCTTTAGACCCGCTGAAGTTGATTACCTACTTGGTAACCCGGCCAAAGCAAGAGAAGAGCTTGGATGGGAACCCGAAATCAAATTCAGAAGACTAGCAGAATTAATGACGGAGGCAGATATAAATGAGGAATTACGACGATCCGGCTTACAAGAAGTTTCGGAAGGATGTCCTGAAGCGTGATAAGTTCCGCTGCAAGATGTGTAAGACTAGCGGGAAAAAGAGAAAGATGTATGTTCACCACATTAGAAAGTGGGCTAGCGCCTCTTCTCTGAGGTTTGATGTCAATAATGGCATAACCTTATGTTATAATTGTCACAAAGAAGTAACAGGCAATGAGGGGCATTACGAAGGTTATTTATTGGGGTTAATAGATGGCTAAAAAAACTATTCCTAAATATACAGTATTACAAGACACCAGAGAGCAAAAGGGTTGGTACTTTGGTGAATATGATAAGTGCGCGGGGATGCAGAAAGAAACTCTTAAAACTGGAGACTATACACTCAAGGGGTTTGAGGAAATGGTTTGCATTGAGAGAAAGTTCTCTGTAGAAGAAATAGCGAACAATCTAGGGAAAAAGAAAAAAGCCTTTGATAAAGAGATGCAGAGAATGAAGGACTTCGCGTTTAAGTACATTATCTGTGAATTTTCTATGTCAGACTTAGTAGATTACCCGAATTCTATTTTTTCTGATTATATGAAACAAACCAGACCGGCCTATGTTGAGGCACAAATAAAAAAGCGGCGCATAACAGGTAAGTATTTGCTTAGATCTTTAATGGAATACCAAAACTGGTATGGCATACATATTCTTTTCTGTGACAACAAAGAAAACGCCTTCTTGGTAGCTAACAGTATTTTTAAGAGGTTGAATGAGATGTTCTATGAACCGACCGAATAGATCACAAATATATTCAGCCTTATCAAATTGGCACGACTATGGCTTATTGTCGCAGACAAGAGAAATATTTCTTGAGTCGGGAGATGATGGGCTAGGATCGAAACATGCTGTAGAGTTTATCAAAAACCTAACAATGCTTGAGTCGCTGAATAATAACCCAATAATTGTTCATCAATATAATATTGGCGGAGACCAGAATGCTGGTTTTGCGATATATGATGCAATAAGGGCAAGCAAATCCAAATTCTTATTTTTGTGTTATGGATCGGCATCTTCTATGGGTAGTATTATACCGCAAGCAGTCATAGGTAAAGGTCTAAGGGTCACACACCCCCATACAGAGTGGTTAATACATGAAGGGTCTTGCGAGTCCAGTGGAACAACAAAGCAGTTTATATCGAACGCTGAGGCCCTCAAAAGATCAAAAGAACTAATGTATGACATATATGTTACCGCATGCAAAAAGGGCGTAGCATTTAAAGGCAAGAAGCCTGTAGAAATAAAAGCAATCTTGAAGCGTCGGCTAAATGTAAAAGAAGACTGGATACTTGATGGTCAGCAGGCTGTCGAGTATGGGTTTGCTGATATTTTGTTTGGCAAAGGTCAAAACAACTCAATAGAAAATATACTAAAGAGACTGTGATGAAAAAAGAAAACATAGAAAAAATGCTGCAAGATGCATGGCTTGGCATAAGTGTAAAAGAAGAAGATCTATTCAATCCAATTGATTTTATATTCCATGATGGAGACAACGATAGAATATTAGAAAGAATTGCTTGGCTTTTTATGCAGCCTGAATATTTTTCTTTCGCATGTAAATATATTTTGAATATTGAAATATCGCCATTCCAATCTCTGTTATTGCAAGAGATGTGGAACAAGAAGTTCCCAATGCTTATAGGTAGTCGTGGTATGGGTAAGTCATTTATACTTTCTGTGTACCCTCTCCTTAGAGCTTTGTTTATGCCCAGAAGAAAGATTATCGTTGTCGGTGCGGCGTTTAGACAGTCTAAAGTTCTTTTTGAGTATATGGACACCATTTGGAAGAATGCGCCCGTTCTGAGGGATCTGTGCGGCTCTAACAGTGGACCAAGAAGAGATGTCGATAGATGCGTAATGCATATTGGAGATAGTACCATAACATGTTTACCTCTTGGTGATGGAAGTAAGATTCGTGGTCAGCGCGCTAACGATATTATAGCTGACGAATTTGCGTCTATACCCCGTGATATATTTGAAAACGTTGTCGCTGGTTTTGCTGCGGTGTCGGCATCACCAATAGAAAAGGTCAAGAGTAAAGCCAGTAAAAAGAAAGCCGAAGAGTTAGGGATTATCTATACACCAGAAGCAAGCAATGAGCTTACCGATAAATCAAACCAAATTATACTCTCCGGAACAGCATATTACGATTTCAATCATTTTGCCGATTACTGGAAAAGATACAAAGCTATTGTGAATAGCGGAGGAGACAGATTCAAGCTGCAAGAGGTTTTTGGCGTAGACGTTCCTGAAGACTTTGCTTGGGATGAATACTCCGTAATAAGAATGCCTGTTACGACGTTGCCAGAGGGATTCATGGATGAAGGACAGATAGCTAGAGCTAGAGCCACAGTCCACGCAGGTATTTTCCAAATGGAATATGGAGCATGTTTCACAACAGATAGTCAGGGATTTTTCAAAAGATCTTTAATAGAAAACTGCGTAGCGTCAGAATCAAACAGCATAAAGATTAATAATGAAGATGTTCATTTTGAAGTAATGCTCAAGGGAGACCCAGAGAAAAAATATATCTTTGGAGTTGACCCGGCTTCTGAGGTTGACAATTTTAGTATTGTAGTTCTAGAATTAAATGGCACACACCGTAGAGTGGTTCATGTATGGACCACAAATAGAAGTCAGCATAGAGAAAAGTTAAAATCGCATATGGTAGACGAGGACGATTTTTATTCATACTGTGCTAGAAAGATACGAAATCTAATGAAGGTGTTTCCCTGTGCTGAAATAGCTTTAGATGCACAAGGGGGAGGTATAGCTGTAATGGAAGCTCTCCACGATAAAGACAAGGTTAGAGAGGGAGAGCATAAGATCTGGCCTGTTATAGATTGGGATAAACCTAAAGACACGGACAACGAAGCTGGTCTACACATATTGAAAATGTGTCAGTTTGCGAAGTACGATTGGCTAGCAGAGGCTAATCACGGCTTGAGAAAAGACTTTGAAGATAAATTAGTCTTGTTTCCTGATTTTGATGCTGTTAGCTTGGGCTTGTCTGCAGAAGAAGATGGGAGAGAAGGCAGAGTGTATGACACTCTAGAAGACTGTGTTATGGAGATAGAGGAATTAAAGAACGAACTATCCATGATAGTCATGACTCAGACCGGAACAGGAAGAGAGAGATGGGATACTCCTGAAGTTAAAGTTGCGGCGGGGAGAAAGAGAAGATTACGCAAAGACCGTTACTCTTCTTTGATCATGGCCAACATGTCAGCTAGGCAAATGGCAACAGAGAAAACAGTACAAACGTATGACCATTATGGTGGGTTTGCTAAAAAGTCCAATACTATTGATAATAAAGAAGACGGTCCAATGTACAGAGGACCCTCTTGGTTTACTGAAAATATGGACAATATATACTAATACTGTGTATATTGTTATGAATACAACTATCAATACTATTGCTTAGAGAGGTAATGCAAATGTCCGACGATCTTTACTTAACATGGTCTGATGATTTAGAGAAAAGCAAGGCCTATCAACAGTCTTCTGACAATGTTCATGCCTATGACGGAATACAAAAATCATACGCTTACGACAATAGAACTTTTATAGACGTTGAGTCATCTCGTTCTGTTCGCCCAAGTTTCTATAGAAATGACTACAATGCGTTTCGTCCGGGCGAAGCTGTACCTAAACAGCAAAAAAGAATAATGAAGATGTGTATGCAGGCCTACGATAGGGTTGGTATTGTAAGAAACGTTATCGACCTAATGGGAGACTTTGCTTCTCAAGGCCTCACACTAGTGCATCCCAATAAATCTATCGAAAGATTTTATCGAAAGTGGTTTGAGCAGGTTGGCGGATTAGATCGCTCCGAAAGATTCTTAAATTATCTTTACAGGTGCGGCAACGTTGTAGCAAAAAGAAGAACGGCAAAGATTAGCAAGAAAAAAGAAGCCGAGCTAAAAAGAAGTAGCGCTGCTGCAGATATGAAGATAGAAGAAATATCTGTATCGAAACGCGAGATTCCATGGAAGTATGATTTTCTAAACCCGCTAGCTGTATCGGTAAAGAATAGCGAGACCGCAGCTTTCACAGGCGACCTAGAATATGTGCTCAAAGTATCAAAGACAACAGTCAACTCTCTTTTAATGTATAATGGTCGAGAGGGTAACAATAAACCTCTCCCAACATCAATGCTTAAAAAGTTTAGTGGAGGGGAAAGAGAAATACCTCTTGATAGAGAAAAAGTAATGATGTTCCATTACAAGAAAGACGATTGGAACATGTGGGCAAATCCTATGATCTATGCTATTCTTGATGACATTATTATGCTAGAGAAGATGAAGCTTGCGGATCTGGCGGCGCTAGACGGAGCAATCTCAAATGTAAGACTCTGGAGGATCGGTGATTTAGACCACAAAATCATTCCTACCAAGGCGGCGATTAACAAACTAAGAGATATCTTGGCTAGCAATGTTGGCGGAGGTACAATGGATTTAGTTTGGGGTCCAGAAATTGATTTCAAAGAAAGTAGTACTCAGGTATACAAGTTCTTAGGCTCAGAGAAATACCAACCAGTTCTTACCAGCGTTTATGCTGGTCTTGGAATCCCACCAACTCTTACCGGCGCGGCAGGAGCGAGTGGAGGATATACAAATAATTACGTATCATTAAAAACTCTAATTGAAAGACTAGAGTATGGAAGAGAAGTTCTAAAGCAATTCTGGCAACATGAAATCAAGCTAGTACAAAAAGCTATGGGATTTAGGTTTCCTGCAGAGATACATTTCGACTCTATTATTCTTTCGGATGAAGCCGCTCAGAAACAGCTATTGGTTCAGCTAGCGGATAGAGATATCATATCTCATGAGACACTTCTTGAAAGATTCAGAGAATTACCATCTATTGAGAAAATACGAGTGAGAAGAGAAGAAAGAGCTAGAGTTAATGATGCCTTATCTCCAAAGAAAGCAGGGCCTTATCATAATCCTCAACATAAAGACGACATCGCCAAGATAGCCCTAACTAAAGATATAATAGATAAAGACATTTATCTAAACGGATTAGGATTACCTCCGTCAGAAGTTGACGAGATTAATAAGCTTGAAGAAAAATCTCAACAGCCTCCACAAGAAAAAAAGCCTGATTTAGTAGATCCAAAAGGCGGAAGACCTCTAAATTCTAGAGATACTCGTCCGAGAAAACAGAAAAGAGTTTTGCCTAGATCTGGAGACTCTCTTGCCGTAACTCTTTGGGCTTATGAGTCACAGAAAACTATTGCCGAGCTTGTTGCTCCAATGGCTTTGAATCACTTTAAGAAAAAGAACGCTAGAAGCCTAACTAAAAACGAATTTGACCAACTGGAATATCTTAAGCTTTGCATATTAACAGGTATGGAGCCGTTCATGGATATTGATGAATCTGTAATAAAGTCTATTATAGACACTAATACAAAACCGTCAGCCAGTTTCAAAAATAATGTTCAAGAGGCTGTAGCTTCTTTTGTAAAAAACCAAAAACGAAAACCAAACATTGATGAAATGAGGTACATCTATGCTTCGACCTTTGCAGCGCTTGCTTAGTTTTAGTGCAAAAAAAGTAATTAATCCGCTTTTTTGTGTATTTAAATCTAAGGAGAATAATAAAATGAAAGTTTATGCACAAGAAATCGAAGACGGCCTTCAGGATGTTATACAAGATAGTAATACAGTTGCGTATTGCTCGCCTGTTATGTCCAAAGAAGACCTAATCGAAGCTACTGCATCTGAACTTGAGAGTGATAATAAAGTAGCTCTTTCGTTTATGGGTGCTGAGGCAGAAAACAAAGAACAGATAGACCTGTATTATCTTAGTTCTGTTTTAGTCAGTACTGGCTGGAATAAGAATGACGACGTTTTTGATGCACAAGAAATGTGGAGCGCTCGTTCAACTCCTGAAGATAAACAGTTCAACTATATGCACAATGAGGCTGATATAATTGGCCACATTACTGGAAATTATATTGTTGACTTCGACGGAAACGTAGTGGAGAGCCAAGCAGAATGGGAAGAAGCTGGCAGTCCTGAAGAATTTAATATAATTACAAACGCTGTTCTCTACAAATCTTGGAGTGACCCATCACTGCGAGAAAGAATGAACACAATAGTAGAGGAAATAGAAGAAGGAAGTAAGTGGTTTGTGTCCATGGAATGTTTGTTCCCAAACTTTGATTACGCTTTAAAGGATTCACAAGGCGAATTCAAGGTTGTTAAGAGAGAGGAAGCCTCGGCGTTTTTGTCGAAACATCTTCGAGCTTACGGGGGAACAGGAAAGTATGAGGGTTACACAGTGGGTCGATTATTAAGAAATATATCTTTCTCTGGCAAGGGCTTGGTTTCTAAACCTGCTAATCCTCGAAGTGTCATACTTAATGACAACAAAAGTTTTAGTGAAAGTAAAAGTGAATTCATTACTGTTTCATCAATAAAGGAGACTGATATGTCCGATGTTTTACAGAAACAGTTGGAAGATCTAAAGGCTGAATTAAGCGAAGCCCGTCTTACCAACGAAACTATGAAGCAAGAAATGGAATCTCAAAAGGCCGAAGCAATTGAAGCTCAATTGAAAAAGTTTGAAGAGACCATCTCTGCTAAAGATGAGGCTATTGCCTCGAAATCAGAAGAAGCCACAGAAGCCTTAGCTAAATTAGCTGAAGTTGAAGAAGCTCTTTCTGTTGCCGAAGTTGCCAAAGAAGAAGCAGTTGCTAAGATTGCAGAAATCGAAAAAGCAGCAGCTCTTGAAAGAAGAATTGCTTCCCTTAAAGAAGCTGGTATTGAAGAAGAAGAGATTGAAGAAACTCTAGCTCAGTTTGAAAATCTAGACGACAGCACTTTCGAGTTTGTTGTTGCTAAGATGTTCAAAAAAGCCGAGAAAGAGAATCCTTTTGCAAAGAAGGATAAAAAAGAAGACGAAGAAGAAGCTCCAGCTGCAATGACTAAAAAAGTCAAAGCCGAAGAAGAACTTCTTGATGAAGAAACTGACGAAGCTGAAGCTAGCGCTGAAGAATTAGAAGAAGTAGAAGTTCAGGAAGATATCGCAATGGCTGAAGCCTCTGACGATCTTGACCCATCTACGGAATTACGTTCGACTGCAAGTGAATGGTTTGGCTCTCTTCTTAAAACAACTGCTAACCTTAATAAGTAATTAAAAGGAGAAAGATATAATGGCTCTTAAATCAGATAGAAATGAAGTGCAAACTGATATTAGCTTCTTCATGAACGAAGTTGCTACTAGAGGTGGTGTGGTTTCTTTAAGCACTGGTGGTAGTGGTGCAGCAATGGATCAAGGTTCTGCCTTGGTTACTTACGCTGCTTCAGGAGCACGAGTTGTGCCTATGGGTATTTTGCTTAATGATATGGTTAATCTTGACCTTACCCGTCAACATATTAACCAACACAAAGATGAAATTCAGAAGGGTGGTAAAGTTACTATTCTTCGTAAGGGATATGTTGTTACTAATGCTATTGAGGGGTCTACAACTAGCCTAGCTGGTAAACCTGCCTTCTTAGCTCATAGCGGTAACATGTCACAAAGTGCTATTGCTGCAGGCCAAGGCGGTGCAGATAATGTAACTATTGTTGGACGATTTTTATCTGGCGTAGACGAAGACGGATATGCCAAGGTCGAAGTTGATCTACCAAGTGCTCAGGCTTACGTACCATACGGTTCGGGCGCTACAATACTGTAAACCACAAACCTCATAAGGAGAATATAAAGATGAATATGAAAGAACGTCCTTCTGAAGATTTTATCGCTCTGCTAAAACAATCTGGCAGCTCTGATAAAGCAGTGGCTATTGAAGCTCAGCGAGAAATCGCTAAAGCGCTAGAATTGCCACTACGTAAAGGTGTATTATTTGGTGATGTGGTTACTTCTATTTATGAAGCTATGCCTCTTGAACCGGGTGCAACACCTGAATTTCCTCTCGACCTACTTGCTCCGGGAACAGAAAATGAGCATGTTGCTTATACTAATCCCGGTCACGGTCGTATTCCAGAACGTAGCGTCGAAGGCGATTACGTCATGGTTAACACTTACGGAATTACCAGCTCGATTGACTTCTTGCTGAAGTATGCCCGTGAAGCTAACTGGAACGTTATTGCTCGCGCAATGCAAGTTTTGGAAGCATCATTTGTAAAGAAAATCAATGACGACGGATGGCATACATTGCTAGCCGCTGCTGTTGACAGAAATATCTTGGTATACGATGCTGATGCAGCTGCTGGTCAGTTCACTAAGCGTCTTGTATCGCTCATGAAGACTGTTATGAGAAGAAACGGCGGCGGTAATAGTGTTACTGCTAATGGTCGTTTGACTGACTTGTACATGTCTCCAGAAGCTATCGAGGATATTCGCAACTGGGGTGTTGATCAGCTTGACGAAGTTTCACGTCGTGAAATCTACGTGGCAGCTGACGATGGTGCCCCTCTTACTCGCCTATTCGGTGTCAACCTACACGACTTGTTCGAGTTTGGCACAAATCAAGAGTATCAAACATACTTTGATGACGATCTTGGCGGTAGCCTCGGACCTAATGGCGACGTTGAACTTGTTATTGGTATCGACCAAGCAAGCAACGACAGCTTTGTAATGCCTGTTAAGAAAGAAGTTGAAGTTTATGAAGACGAAGCTCTTCACAGACATCAGCGTCAGGGGTATTACGGTTGGGCCGAAATTGGCTTTGGTGTTCTTGACAATAGACGAGTTATCGCTGGCTCATTCTAATTTTAGGCACTATATCCATAAGCCGTCTCATTATTTCGATAGTGAGGCGGTTTTTTTATGTATTTTGTGTATATAATATAGAGTATAGTTTACCTACAAATGGAGAATAATTATGGCAGGAATGACAAATAGAGGCAAAAAGATTATATTGTCTATGGCTTTCAGAGCTCAAGACGAACCTACTAATTTTTATGTTCACCTCCTAACAAGCTCAGCTAGCCTTAGCGATAACACAAACACGTTCAGTGATGTAAGTTCAGCCGAATCTACTGGTGGCAGTTATGGAGAATTAACTAAGGCTAGAGGCACAGGCTTCCTTATCGCTGAAGACGATACCAGTAACTTTGGACAAATCACAGTGCCAGACTGCGCATGGACTGCCAGCGGTTCAGCAATAGCAAATGCTAGATATGCAATTATAACAGATGATGCCGGCGGTAGCGGTGGTCATGCAAGTAACAATGTACTGTGCTACTGGGATTTAGGAAGCACACAGGCAGTTTCAGATGGAGCAACATTAACCCTTACAGGTTTTAAGATTAAGATCACCGAAAGCTAATTTTGAGGGATAAACTATGACTCAGTACGCAAGACCAGATTCAGATGTATCAGATGGTTCGTGGGTAAACCAAGCTGGAAGCAACACTAACTTATACCAGAGTATAGACGAGGCTGGAGGAGAGGACGACAGTGACTATGTTATCTCTACGGATGACTCTAGCTCATCTGACACTATGGAGGTTGGATTAAGTGATATTACCGACCCTCAAAGTTCTAGCAGTCATATAGTTAGATACAGAGCAAAGGGTAGCGACCCATCGGGCTCTTATGGTATACCAAGCCTGACGGTATCCCTACGCCAAGGAAGTACGCAAATAGCTACGGCCACCAATTCTTCATTAACTACTTCCTTTGCTGATTATAACTTTACTCTAAGTTCATCTGAAGCCAATGCTATCACTGACTATACTGATTTAAGGATTAGGTTTGTTAGAGCTAGTGGCGGTAGTGCCAGCGAGACTAACCTTGTTTCTGAAGCTTCGTTTGAAACTCCGGACGCTTCAAACAACTATGATTTCAAAGTTGGAGATAGAGTCAAGGAGACCACTACTACTACTGGAACTGGCACAATTAATCTTGCAGGTGCAGAAGATGGCTACCAAACTTTTGTAGCAGGAGTAGGAGATGGAAACTATACTTACTATGTTATTGAGAGTGGTAATAATTGGGAAGTTGGTATTGGTCTTGTAACCGACGCGTCTCCAGACACTTTGTCTAGAGCCACAATAATTTCCTCAAACAATTCAAATAATGCAATAACTCTAGCTAGCACATCTACTGTTTTTTGTGGTTCGCCCTCAAGGATGGAGGGTGCAGATTACATTGTAAAAAGCGGAACTTACACGGCTGATGATAATGACTCAACAATTCTTTGTGACACGTCTTCTGCTTGGACTTTGACCTTGCCTACTGCAGGAGCAACGTATTTGGGTCTTAGATACTTGATCAAAAAGATGACGAATGACGCAAACGCCCTGACGATTTCTTCTGGCGGAAGTGATTTTGTAAGCGAAGGAGGATCGCTTGCTTCTACAATGAAGTTATTCCTGTATGGCGATTTCGTCGAGCTGCAGTGCATGAGAAATCCTAGCAGCGCCAATGACTATATATGGGCAGAGGTAGGCAAGGGGATTAAACCTCATGTTGCTACGATCACTCAAACTAGTCAGCAAACAATATCAAATAAAACTTTAACACAAGTGACTTTTGACGAAGATACTATTGAGCGAGGCGCTGATGCAGACCATAGCAATAATAAGATAGTAATTAAAAGAGCTGGTCTTTACAGAATAACTGGGTATATCATATATGTTAGCTTGGACAATTGCTGTTCGGGCGCGGTTGTTATGATTGGAATAACACCGGACGGAGGTGCTCTTGATTATTATAAAGTTGGGACTGCGGCTAACTGGTCACTAAGCTCTGATTATGACAAGAGGCCTGCTCCACAAACAAGCTTTATAAGGGAGTGTGCTGTCGATGATGTTATTACATTATATACCTACCAAGATGACGGAAGTAGTGAAGCGACTCTCGTTGCAAACAATGGTGGAAAACCGTTTTTAGAAGTTGAGGAGATTAGATAATGGCTTTTGTAGAAGTTTCACCAGAACAAAACTTATCCTCTATAGTTGCTATAGCAGGTGGTAGTATGTCTTCTACTCTATATAGGGACGGAGGAATTCAAGTAGATGGCGTTTCGCAAGAAGACTTAGAGGCCGCACTTGCTACCTACATGTCTAACCTTGAGGCTTATCTGCTTCAGCCGGCTAGAGAGAGTAAGAATAATACTATATCTCAGCAGGCAAACTTTTACATAGAGGGATACTATCCATCTTTTAGAAGAGAGCTTTTTATAGCACTTGCTGAGGAGGCCAGAAACACAGGGTTAACGAATAGACTTAATTATATTAATCAACTTCTCACTTGGGTAAAGACGGTCGTTGCTTTGGTTATTTCCGCAGAGACTGCACTTGAGTCAGAAACTACTTTAGATGACATTCAAAATTATAGTGTAGATTTTTCCGTATTCGATGCGACAAATCCAAACATAACAGTCAAAGGTGCTTTGGCTATCGAAGATTAATGAGGTAAAAAATGGTTTACTCCGGTGGTCCTATAGGGTCGCTTCCCTATGCTGATGATGGGGCGGGCGTATCCGATATTACTATAAGTAATATTGAAGCTACCGCTATCGGTTCTTCCGCTAGTGGAACCAACTCTATGAGTATACCTAGCGTGCAGGCCACAGCTATAGGATCTGCTGCAGCAGGAACATTCAGTAATAACCTTCCTATTTCTAACGTTGTCGCTACCGCCATAGGTTCTGCTGCTGCCGGAACAAACTCTATGAGTATTCCAAATGCTGTCGCAACTGCCATAGGTTCTTCCGCCAATGGCACTATATCTAACAGTGAGATTATATCAAATATTGTAGCTACTGCGATTGGGTCTTCTGTCAGTGGCACGAATAGCATGAGTATTCCAAACATAACAGCTATCGCTTATAGCGAATCGGAGAATGGAACCGTAAATAATTCTGGGGATACCGCAACTAAAAACCGTTACAACTTCTGTCTAGGATATGAAGATTATCATGAACTTGGTGACTTTTATTTAGACGTGTTTTAATTTTCCCTGTTTACGCCCTGATTTTGTGTATATGTATGTGTAGTAGTATATTTTTTATGAAAGGGCAGTAAAATGGCTTGGACAACAGATTTGGTTCTTTTTGTCAGAACCTTGATTGGTGACCTTGATAGTTCAAAGTACGCCGACGCTAGACTTAAGCAAATCATTGCTGTCGCAGCGTATAAGGTGAATGACCAAGCAGATTTTAGCTACACTTACACCGTAGATATTGGCGATAGTTCCATTAGCCCAGATCCGGTGACAAACACTGATACAGATTTTACTGTTTTGACAGCTTATCAGGCTGCCTGCATAATTGTTGGTAGTGAAGTAAAGACAGAAGCTGCAAACTCTCTAATGCTCAAAGATGGTCCTTCTGCTATTGACCTTAGAGGCGTAACAGGAAGTTTGAATATAATGTATAAAGATTTATGTTCTAAGTTTGAAGACTTAATGAATACATATAAAGCAACTAATAGCCTTCATGGTCAAGCTGTTCTTGGACCTTACAGCCCCGGAAGCTCTATTGTTAATACACAGTTCCAATACGGATATAGTCGTTCTGGTACTATATTTGAAAACTAATAAAGGAGATTTAAAATGGCGATTGATGTAGTTCAAAAGGTAGTAGATGGTGACGACCAGCCCAAAGGCGGCAGGGGTGTTGTCGGTGTCGGCGGAGCTAGAGGCTTGACATCGGCTCAGAAGATTGATTCTAATCACACTCTAGATCCACCTATCAGCTCAGCAAAAATAGATCAAACAATAACAACAATTTTTGATAACCTAAAAGACAGGTTTGATGATTATAATACCTATAGTGCATAAGGAGGATTAAAATGGCAGCAGTACCAAGTTTTGCCACAGGAAGAAAAAGCAGCATTGGAACCAGTGCAGCCCAACTTACAACAACACATGTCCATGCTAAGAGAGGCGTTCAAATTGTAGCGGCCTCCGGAAATAGCGTTGCCGTGTATGTTGGAATATCTACAGTAACAGCAGACTCTGCAGATACCACAGATGGATTTCCTTTGGCTGCAGGAGAAAGTGTTGTAGTTCCTGTTATAGACCCATCAACAATTTACGTTAGAGCAGCAAGCGGTAGTAGTTCAAAGGTATTTTTTATAACGGTGTAATATGCCTATTGTAATTCCCACAGGGGTATTTAATATATATAATGAGGCTGTTGGGCTTTTTGAAAGAACTGTCAGGCTTGTTTATCCAGAAAAAAAAGAGCAGTGTCCAAACTGCTACTTAGACACTATGGGTACGCGAACTAGATCAGTTAGTGTTTATAAGCCGGGCGGTCCTTATCCTTTCGGTAGAGGTATGCCGTGTCCGTCTTGTGATGGACTTGGATACAAGGCAATAGAGACCGAAGAAGAGATTGAACTTCGCATATATTGGGAGCCGTCAAAGTGGTATAATGTTGGTTTTGCTGTTGATCTACCAGAAGGTTCAATACAAACCATATGCAATATGCAAGATTTGCCAAAGCTAGAAAGAGCTAAATATCTTATACCCAAAAGCTATGGAAATATAGATAACTATCACACTATGAGATATGTTAGATCTGGATCTTCTTACCCACAAGGATTTAAACAAAATCCCGAAAAGTATGCAGTCACATTTTGGCAAAGGACTTCATAATGTCTTTTGTTCCATCTTTTAAAATATTAGAGTCTGATGCTCAGATAGAAAATATGATACTGCGAGAAATTGCTCGACAGGCTAATCAGAGCTTTTCTAAACTGAAAGTCAAAGCTATTAATCCTATAAGACAGAGCATAAGATCTGCCATGTCTTCGCACCCAGCCATCTCTTCTCTTTCCGGCGGAAAACTCAGAGCAGATTTTGGTATTCCGTCTGGAGCAGATGTTGTTACAGCGATTATAGAGCAGGTTGTCAGCTCCGTTGATATGACAGTTATACCTGTAAGCGCAGGGAGGGGAACGCTAAAAGGAGGAATAACTCTTACGGCACAACCAACAGATTATATGAACGTTTTGTCTTTACCCGGCAGTAATGTAGTTACAGAAAAAGGCGAGGTACTTCCTTGGCTAGACTGGCTCTTGCTGAAGGGTGATACAATTATTGTAGCTACCTATGGGGTAAAATATAAGGGTGGCACTGGTAGAAGTGGTCAAGCTACAATGAAACTTAATTATAATTCTCCATATAAGGTTGATAGCCAATTCTCCGGAACGGCAAATAATAACTTTATCACAGAATCAATTGAATCTACAAACGATGAGATAATGTCTATAATAGCGAGGTACATATAAGATGGCAGACGCAGACTATAAACATTTGAAAAGAGTAGAAAACACTCAAGACGCCACACTTTCTAACCTGCTACTAGAAAACTTTATAATGTTTTTTGATTGGGGTCTTGTTGATCTTGGTGGATTTTATAGTGTTCAAATCCCAGAGACTGGATTATACGGGGGAGACAAGCATAAATTAAGAGCTGTCAAAGATCCTAACTATAACGATGGTCAGGTCTGGGAGGGGTTTAGAAGCAATTGGGTCTGGGAAACAGGGGTTCAAAATCCAGAGCAACCCATACAAATATCTGGTGTTTTTATTGGAGGAACCTTCAGGGCAACTGGCAATATTCAACAACCATTCCATATAAACTATCCTGACGGCAGAGTGGTTCTAGATACCGCTATTTCAACAACAAGCGAAGTAAAGCTAGAGTACTCCCATAAATGGGTTAATGTTATTCCTGCAGAGGGAGTGCCTTGGTTTAGACAAATACAGCAGGGAGCTTCACGCTTAGACAATAGCACCTTTACCCAGTTTGGCTCTGGTGATTGGGCTCAGCTCGGTCAGACCAGAGTTCAATTACCTGCGATTGCCGTGGAAACCATACCAAATAAATCCTTCAATGGCTATCAACTTGGAGGCGGTCAGTTCGTCAATTCAGACATGTTGTTCTATGTAATAGCAGAGACTCATTGGGAATGCAACAACCTAATAGACCAAATATCATTTCAGAATGATAGAGCTATATGGATGTTTGATACTAATAAAATTGCTTTGTCTGGAGTATACCCTCTAAATTACAGAGGGGAGCTTAATGAAAATGCTTTGCCTAGCGGTTTATATCCTCAGCTTGTAGATGAGGCACCAAATGCATCAGACACTTCTTATAACTTTAGATATAGAAAATGTTACATAGGGGATACAAGAGCTACTCAAATAACAGAAATAGCTCCTAATCTTTATATGGGAACAGTAAGATTCGGCACAGAAGTTAAGGCAATCTAGCTTTCTTTTCGATTTTTTGTGTATATAATAGTAACCAAGCCAGAGATAGATAAATATATACATGTATATTACAAGGAGATTTAAATCATGGCAAATAATAGAATTTTCTATGCCTGCCAAGCTGTAGCGATTGTGCCATCGGGTGTTACGCCCGCTGCTGGTCATATTGCTAAAGGTGTTCAATCCGTTGGGATTAACACTAACTTCAGTCTAGAGCAGGCATTTGAACTGGGCCAAGTTGAAATATACGAAAACTCAGAAGAAATTGCCGAAGTAGAAGTCACTATTGAAAAATTGATTGATGGACAAAAAGGTCTCTATAGTCTTGCTGTTGGAGCTAGTCCAGCTGCAGCCGGCGTTGTAGATGCCTCAGCTGTCAAGTCAGATGTTTACTTAGCTATATATGACGACACTGCAAGTAGTGTCGCCTCAACCGCAGCTAAGAGTGTTGTTTGGTGTTCTGGAATGTACGTAAGTAGCTGTTCTTGGACTTATCCAGTAGATGGTAATGCTACCACGTCTCTTACTTTAGTTGGTAATGACAAATATTGGAATAATGCTAATGTTGGAGCATCCGCCAAGAAAACTTATGTTAACGATACTGGTAGTGCAGGTATGTGGGTCAATAACTTAGCTACAGCTATTGATGGTACTGATACTCCAGCTTCCGGTCTTCAAAGACGATATGCTGGTGTTAGAGTCGAAATTGATCCTGCGTCTCCCGCAGCTGCAGCTGCATCTACTAACCTCCCTGCGGAAGTTGTTAGACAGGCTCCTGCGACTTCTATTACGGGTAGTGCTAAAACAAGTGCAGTTGACGCTCACCTCCAGAATATTAGCGTTAGCGCTGACTTTGGTCGTGAAAACATCTTAGAGTTGGGTCGATTTGGGCCTTATTATAAGTATGCAACGTTCCCATTTGAAATTACTTCTGAATTTGAAGTTATTGCAACTAGTGGTGACTTGATTAGTGTTTCGGGCGATGCTCAAAACCTAACAGATCAAGTTATTACTATCGCTGATAATGCTGGAACATTTTTGAATCTTGGAACTAAGAACAAGTTAACTTCAGTATCATACTCTGGTGGAGACACTGGTGGTGGTAATGCAAGTATTACTTACTCTTACTCAACATTTAACGATTTGAAAGTGGTAGAATCTGCCACAACATAATTATTTTGATCGTGCGACAGCCGTACACTTTAGGATAAAGCGGCGAGCACAAGGCTAGGATATGAGGAAGGTGATATGGCGGACGCGCGTATCGAAAAATTATTATATAGAATTATAAGAGGTCGCATGAGCTATAAAACTCGTGACGGCCTCTTTCTATATATATATGAACCTGACTCCGCAATCATTGAAGAATCATATCAAATATATGACGAAGCGTATGAAGAGTCCTACAGAGAGGGTTCGTATGTAGAGTCTGAAATAATGCCTATACTTATAGAGTATGGGTATTGGAGCCCTCTGGATGATAGGGAGATCGAGAAGATTAAAAAAGATGTAGAGGAAACTAAGTACCAAGCCTTTAAAAGTTTCTACAATAAAAAAGAGCTTAATAGACTAAAAAGAAAAGTTATTAGCTTGGAAAAGAAGTGGTCTAAAACAATATCTAAAAAGTCGTCACTAAAGCATCTAACTTGTGAGGGTTCGGCAGAGCTAGCCAGAACACAGTGGATAATTTCTCAAACCGTCAAGACAAGAGGCGGAAAGCTCTACGACTGGTCTTCTCTAACAATACCTAAAGTTGTTAACTATTATGCTAAAAATGCTATAAGTTTAGAAAACACAAGAGAGATAGCTAGATGTGATGAGTGGAAAGGAATGTGGACATTGTTTAAGACTGGAGGCTGTGATCTTTTTGGTAAACCCGCTATAGAGATAACAGCTCCTCAATCTAGGCTTGTCGCTTATAGTAGGATGTATGATAATGTATTAGAGCATCCAGAACACCCCAATGAAAAAATCATAGAAGATGATATTGCTCTCGATGGATGGTTTGTGGCACAGAAGCGCAAGGCAAAGAGGGAAAGAAAAGAACGTGAAGTTGAAGCGATGACCTCTAATGAAAAAATCAAAAATTCAGGCGAGATGTTTGTAATGGCCAATACAGCAGAAGAGGCAGGCGAAATATTTGATATAAATGACCCTGTAGCTAGAGGAACAATTATACAAAGACAAAACAGAATTAAGGAAACAGAAGGAGAAGACCTAAAACATACAGCTATGCCCGACGTTAAGTTGGATATTCAAATGCAAAGACAGCAAGCAATTGCTGATAGATTTAAAGGAGGAAGGTGATGAAAAATGGATGATTATAACAGCCTGCTAAGACAGTCGTTAGACTTGAAGGCAAAGAGGGAGGAAAGGTATAAAGAAATTTCAAAAACAAGACTTTATGAGATTTCTAGGAAAAAGATACAGACTACTATGATTGGAGCTCTTGATACTATTGAGAAGAGTTTTGGATTCCTTTGGGAGTCTGATGGAGAACTAACTCCAGAACAGTCAGAGCTTAAGAAGATATTTGAAGAAGCCAGATCTCAAATATTGGACAGAGGAAATGCTCAAATGAGAAACCTTAAAGCGGAGTTTGTTAATTACGATATTAATTGGAAAAAATACAGCTTAACACTACCAGTTGTTAGCAGAAAAGAAGGAGAAGAAAATGGCTAAAGAAGACAAAAGAGAAGGCCTATTTACAGGACAAGACGCAGATGGAAACGATGTTGTTGTCTACGTCAAAAAGCCAACAGTTACAGAATATAGAGATTCTCAGATCAGCTATAACAAAGCATTTAGGGCGGCTTTAGACAGCGGCGCTGTGCTTAAGAAAAAACTCAACGAGTATATGCGAGATCAGGGACTGTGGGATGATGAAAAAGAAACAGAAGAACAAAAGCTCATGGAGCAGCTAATAGGTTTAGAGAAAGTTCTTAGGTCGGGCGGCATCCCTCTCAAGGAAGCCAGAAGAACAGCATTAGACCTCAGAAAGGCAAGAGGCAAGTTTAGATCTCTTGTAGCAGAGAGGACTATGCTCGATGCGAACACTGTTGAAGGGCAAGCAGACAATGCTAGATTTAATGCGTTGGTCAGTCTTTGTATTCTAAAAGAAAATCAGTCAGGACCTTTCTTTGCTAATCAAGAGGAGTATGATAAACGTGCTGCCGAGCCATTCGCGGCAGAAGCTGCTTCAAAGCTAGCAGGTTTGATATATGAATTAGATCCTAATTATGATGATACTCTTGAGGAAAATAAATTCTTATCGACATATAAGTTTGCTAACGATAACTATGAGTTGATTAACTCTGACGGGCACTTAATCTCTTTAGATGATGACGGCACAGAAAGATTAATCAATGAAGATGGTAGGTATATCGCTTATAAAACTGATGAGGGATATAAGAATAGAGACGCTGAAGATATATACTTCGTAAACATTGATGGTGAAGAAGTTGATGAAGAAGGGACAGTTGCCGGTTCATTCAGTCCATTCTTGGATGACAATGGTAAACCAGTAGATGTTCCAACCGAAGAGAAAGCTTCTGACGAAGAAACTGAAGAAGTTGCAGAAAAACCTAAAAAAAGAGGTAGACCCAAAAAGACTGAAGAAATTACATAGTTTTTGTGTATATAACTTTGGACAGTCTTAAAAAGGGGTAGCAAAATACTAAGGTATCGTGCTGCCCCTATTTTTTTTATTGAAAGGTTGATAAATGGCAGGCAAATTTGTACTAACAGCACAAATGCAGTTGCAAGCACCTACGAATACCCGTCAGGTTATCACGCAGGTACGTCGTCAGCTTTCGCAAGCAAACATAACTATTAACCCTACAATAAGTACTAAAGCATTAGCTAACGCTAATAAACAAGTACAGAATGTCGCTAACTCAGCTAAAGCAGCTAGCGCTAATTTAAAGACCGCCTCTAGATCGGCAAGTAGTCTTGGATCTGCTCTTGGTGCAGCAGCAAGAAGATTTGCGTCTATTACTATTGCTACTGGAGCTTTCTTAGCTTTGGCTAGAGGTATAACTGAGGCGTTTGGTAGAGCTGTAGATTTTGAGAAAGAACTCTTAAAGATAAGTCAGGTTACCGGCAAGACTATGGCAGGCATGAAGGGTCTGACTGGAGAGGTCAGTAGACTGTCTACAAGTCTTGGGGTTTCTTCTAGTGAACTACTTAACGTAGCGAGAACTCTTTCTCAAGCAGGCTTCTCTGCTAGTAAGACACAAAAGGCATTATCTATATTAGCTAAAACAGACTTGGGCGCAACATTTGACAACCTAACTGATACTACTGAAGGTGCGATTGCTATACTCAGACAGTTTAGGAGTGAGGCTAGAGCTACAGGTGGAGACCTAGCGTTTCTTGAAAAGTCTTTGGACGCAATCAATACAGTTTCTAAGAACTTTGCTGTTGAATCTGCTGACTTGATTTCTGCGGTTCGTAGAACTGGGGGTGTGTTTGAATCTGCTGGCGGTAAAATTAATGAGCTGATAGCTTTGTTCACTTCGGTCAGATCTACAACTCGTGAAACCGCAGAGACTATTGCGACTGGGTTTAGAACTATTTTTACTCGTATTCAAAGAACTGAGACTGTTGAGCAACTTAGAGAACTTGGTATAGAGCTTAGAAATGCAAAGGGTGAGTTTGTTGGTCCGCTTGAAGCAATTAAAAGGTTGCAAATAGGTCTTTCCGGTCTTTCGGCTACGGACTTTAGATTCCAAGAGGTTGTTGAGCAGCTTGGTGGTTTTAGGCAGGTCGGTAAAGTTATTCCATTGTTGAAGCAGTTTGGCACAACACAAGAAGCACTTGCCTTAGCTAATCTTTCATCTGGATCAACAGCGAGAGATGCCGCTATAGCACAACAGGGTCTTGGTAACGCCTTCGCAAAACTCAAAGAAGAGTTTGACAAAACAGTACGTAGTATCGCTGACAGCGATACTTTCCAGACTTTAGCCAGAGGAGCTATTAGATTTGCAGAGGCTATACTAAATGTAGTAGATGCTCTAGAGCCCCTACTGCCTCTCATGACAGCTTTGGCGGCGTTTCAGCTAGGTAAGATTGCTGTTCCCGCAATTGGTAGATTTTCTGGGCTTACCGGCAAGAATGACGGTGGTAAGATATATGGTTTCAATAGGGGAGGCTTAGTCCCCGGAAGTGGTAATAGAGACACTGTGCCAGCAATGCTTAGTCCGGGCGAGTTTGTAATTAAAAAGTCTTCCGTCCAAAGTATTGGCGCAGAGAATTTAGCCAGAGCGAATGGCTATAGTAACGGTGGCATAATGGCGGCGGGCACATCGCAGAAGAAAGGCGCAGCCGCTGCGAAAAACGTTAATATACCTCCTTTAACAGTAACTCCTAAAGCTGGAGCTATTGGTGGGGCGGTGATGCATCCGATAGGAACATCCACTACATATAGCCATGGAGGTGGATTTGCAGGGAAGGGCGGGAATCAGATTATTCCGGGTAATCAGCTTCCAGCCAACGTCCAAAATGCACTTGCCCAGAAGTATTTTGGTGGAGACAGGAAAATGCTTGCGGGTCGCCAGATCCCGTTTAATGTAGGTGCCGGACAATATCCAATAGCCGCACCGCAACCGGCAAAATTAAAAGGAGGACAATTCGCTAGTGTCATTCAGGGAGCATCTATGGATGCTATAGGTAGCGGTGTTGCCAAGGCATCAAGGTCGATAGCAGCAACTGGACTGCTAGATCTTTTACCGGCTCTTCAAGTAGATGAGAACAAAATTGCCGCAGCAAGAACCTCGTCGGCTTTAGATGACACAGCTGTGACATCCATGGAAGGATTTATACAAGAGGGCGTTATTTCCGCAATGACTGGAGCTATTCCATCCAGAGGTAAGGCTAGCTTTGACCTCGGGTTTGGAGAGGTGATGCGTAACAAGAAAAGTCTTACCTCTCTTTATGGCGCTAACCTTGCTACGGCTAAAGTTATGGAAGTAAAAAGAGATAAAGGTGAGGCAGCTAGACCCACAGGGATTCCTAGAAAGTTAGGCAACTATATCGCACAAAGTCCAGCTATAGCCTTTTCACAAGGTTTATTTAATGTAACAGGATTTAACAAAGGTGGTCAAGTAGACACTGTTCCTGCTATGTTAACTCCCGGCGAGTATGTAATAAATAAATCATCAGCCCAGTCTATAGGCTATGGTAATCTAAACAGGATGAACAAAACTGGTGTACAGCACTTTGCCGGAGGCGGTGGCGTACTCAACCCGCATAGTCAATATGTGGCTCCAGCGGCTCGCGGACCTCAAGCAGGCATGGGCGGTATGGGTGGAAATATTGGTAATATGGGAAGTGCTACTGCAGCGGCAAGCCAAGCTGCACAGAAATTCGCAGCTCAACTAAATACTACCATACCGATGCTCACGCAAATTAAGTCTGGGGCCTCAATGCTTGGTAGCGCAACAAAGAAAGTTGGAGGTGCTGCACTTAGGACTATGGGTCCGCTTGGTATTCTAGATGGAGCGTTCAACCTGAGTGGAAAAGCCTTCCAGAAGCTGGCGGGAAAGGCGCAGGTGGCAGGCCAGCAGACGCAGGCAGCCGGAGCTCAAATACAGCAAGGTGCCGCTAAGTTTGCTCAAGGAGCATCTACCCCAATAGGCTTTAGCGGTGGCAAGGCTCATGCCACTGGTCCTGTTCAAAACGCTCAAACTCAGAAAGCCGTAGGTGGAGGCGGTGGAGGTATGGCAGGCTTAGGCAATGCTGCTATGATGGCTACATTTATGGCTCCTATGATGTTGGAATCTACTAATCTTTCAGAGTCAATGAAAAAAGCTGCGAGTAATGCGCTTATGCTTGCAGGCATGTTTGGGATGATTCTCATTCCACTGGCTGCACAGCTAGATGCGAAAATAGCTGAAACAGCAGCATCCGCACTCGCAGCAACCGCTGACACCGGTGAAGCTGTAGCATCAACTGCAGCAATGGGGCCATTTGCCCTTCTTGCGATAGCGATTACAATCGCAGTAACCGCATTGACCTTTTTCGCTTCGGCGGCGAAGGAAGCGGCAAAGGCTGCTGCCGAATCTGCCGCAGAAGAATCAAAGAGAGTAATAGAAGGCGGAGGCAAGTTTGATAGAGCTGGAGTTACAAAAGACCTTGGAACTTTTGTGGACGAAGCAGCCGCAGCAGAAATGTATAGCTTAGGTAATGCCGCCGGTATAGCCTTTGATACGCTTACAGGTTTTAGTAGTGCGGTAGACGCAGGAAAAGCTATCATGGCGGGAGACTGGAAAGGAGCGATGCTCAACACGATAGCTGTGTTTAGTCCTTTTGCAAGAGGTCTCAAAGTAGCGAACGAGCAGCAACAAAAATACAATAAGATGATTGCACAAAAGTCGGCTATTGAATCCTTTGTAAATGCATCAGCAGAAACTGCCGAAACTTTGGGCAACTATAATGCAGCAATAAAAAAGAACGAGCAGATGCAGCTCACGGGTCTGAAGGCTGTTAATGCAAACATAAGAGCTACTAATGCTTTTGTCGCTGGTCAGGGTAGAGCTGATAAAGAGATGGCAAAATATGAAGAGAACCTTAAGAAGCTTGGTGAGGATAATATCTTCTCCGGCGAAGAGTTTGAAGCGGCTAAAGAGCAGCTTGCGAATTCTAGAGAAGAGTTAGCAAAAGCGAACTTTGAAGCAGCAGCGAGGGTCAGAGAAGGCATATCGACTATGGTCGATAGTATGCGCGAGTCTGGTAAATCTTTTGATGAGATATTTGCAGACCCAAGGTACAAAGCGCAATTAACTCAGTTGACCCAAACATTATCAAAGGGCTTTGAAAAAGAAATTCTGGCTTCAGGCTCAGCTCGTGATGAAGCTATGGCTGGTGGCGGTTTTGGCACTAGGAGCTTTGAAGATCTTTCAGCTGCAGAAAAAGAACTGGTAAAAACTAGAGAGAAAGCAATCGCAAAAGCCAAAGGCCAAGAACAAGCAGTGGAAGCTGCCGAGAACTTGGATAAAGCAAACAAAGAGGCGGCGAAGGCAGAAGAAGAGCGTATCCGCGAACTAAAAGCACTGAAGGCTGCCGAGCTAGAATTAGTGAAGCTTGAGAGGGCAAGAACTCAGGCTATAAATAAAGCCAATCGCGGATTTGAGATGGCAAGCGTGGCAATGGGTCAAATTGACAGTGCTGTTAAGGGCTTTTCTGGATCTATACAAGATGCTAAGGTAAATGTCGGAGGACTTATAAAAACACTTAAGGATGGATTTAGTCCAGAAGCGTTTGCTGCAGCAAGAAGAATTAGTCCAGAAATAGCTGAGAGTATAAGATCAGGCTTAGCGAAGAACAAGAAATTAGAGGGCGCTTTGGATAGTTTGGTTGAGCAGTTCGCCGGAGAAAACCTAAGTAAACAACAGAGGGAAGACGCCCTCTCTGATGCAGGTATAGATTTTGGAAGCCTTTCGGACGCTATGCAGGAAAAACTGCTGAAGCTCTTTGATGATGGGTTCGACTCTACTGACATTAAAGAAGCTCAAGAAATACTAGGCGCTGAGGTGGGTCATCAGGTAGAGCTACTACAGAAATTAGCTAAAGCCCAAGGTGATTATGTCAATGTTCTTTCTGCTATTGGGGATGCCGTAAGGAAAAACAAGAAAGAGATAATTGATGCGTATAAATTCGAGGTTGATGTCAGACACAAAGGTATTGATAGAATACTAAAAGCTACTGGCCAAGAAATGACTGCACGTATGGCTAGAGCAAGAACCAATGAAAAGGCTGGCGCTGCAGCCGGAATAGGTGGTCCAGTAAATGTGGCTGGTCTTGGGGGCCGAGGTCAGGTAATGAATAATCGGGTTAATCAAATACAGCAGGCCAGAAATAATGCGGGTCCAGTGGTAGGAACAGAGGCTGTAAAACGCGATCAAAACATGGCCAATGCCCAAAAACTATTACAGGACGAGATAGGCAGAACTAAAGATGCGCTTAAGATTTTGGCTGATAGGTCTGATGAAGCCGCAGCTGTTATGGGCGAGATAGAAAAAGAAAAGAGCTCCCGCGAAGCAATGCAGGGAGCGGTAAAGGACTTCACCTTTGCCACTAATGAACAGCGACAAGGAATGAATCAAGAGTTTGCAGCCCTGCAAAGAGTGCTGCAGACAGGAAACATAAATGCAATACCCGATAAGTTTAGATCTGCCGTAGGTAAGCTTTTAGATCAATTTAAAGATGTTCCAATATTTGGAAAAATGACTGGTGGTGACGTTTCTAAAAACCTTCAAATCAGACAGATGGAGCAACAGTTCCGAATGATGTCGGGCGGAAAACAGGGCGTACCTCCTCAGTTAGTAAAAGCTATATTTGAAGCTACTACAAAAGAAGAACAACTTATTGCCGACCTTCGTCAATTAAATAAAGAAGAGCAGGATGCTGCTGCCGCACTTAGAAAGCTTGAGGAACAAGAAGCCAACCAGCAATTGCAAGGTCTTGTGGCAATGAAGAAGGCTGCGGAGGATTTGTTGCAATGGCTAAAAACCAATACCAATACAGCAGTTGACGAGGCTGACAACGCGGGCGGTGCCGCTAGAGGAGGTTTTGTCCCCGTTAGAGGTTTTGCTAAAGGGGGTAGTGTATTTCAGCCAAGAGGCACAGATACTGTTCCAGCAATGTTAACGCCCGGCGAATTTGTTATTAGGAAAAGCGCGGTAGACAAGATTGGTACAGGCGCTTTATCGGCTTTAAATAATGGAAACGCCTCTACTGTTTATAGGGCTAATGGAGGTGTTGTCAATCCACTAGAGCAGGGCTTCAATGATATTATAAAAGCCACTTTTGCAGCACAGGGAGCGATGCCTAACGGCAAAGAGTTGCCAGCAGCGGTAAAGGCTAAAATTAACAAGCACCCAAATAATCAAAGGGCTTTTGAAGATCTGGCAAATAATGGTGCAGCTGCTGATGATGCCTCTGTCGGTCAATTATTCGGTAATACCATTAGGATGATGCAAGGCTTAAACGAGATGTTTAATGATTATCGTATCGGTAACGCCCACTGGTATAGGAACATCTGGACAGGTAAAAAAGACGAAGCAGGCAACAGAGTAAAAGAAAGTGCGCCGGGGCTTATCACTGACAAAACCGGGGGCCGGCTATTTGCGATGGACAGGCTCGAAACGGGTTTCATAGTAAATGATGATTTTTCAAAGAATCACAAGTTAGTATACCCTAAAGATGCTGCGGATAACCTCTATAACGACGTAAATTTATACAAACAGCCACATATAGCATGGGAAACGACTCAGGATGGTAAAATAGCCCGAGATAGGGGTTGGGGGAATGAGTTCCAAGCAGGGTTCGGCAGAATGGCAAGGGCAGCGAGTCAGGCAGCGAGGGGCGCGCCATTTGATAGGCTCAAAGATAGTGTAAACGACAATATGGACGATGCCATAGCGGGCGGCGAGCTAGAGGGCTTGATGAATGCATATTACAATCCTCAAATATTTAGGGACATCAACACCTTCAAATCTGCGAGTTTGAATCCGGGAAAATGGAGAGCACGTGCCCAAGGAACCACAAATTTCGCACTCCAGCAATTGGCTAGCGGCGGTAGCGTAGATTCTGTGCCAGCGATGTTGACTCCGGGTGAGTTTGTTATGAGTACCGCTGCCGTCAAGAAGCACGGTACTGGATTCATGAAACAGGTCAACAAGGGCAACATTCCCGGATTTGCCAAAGGCGGCTCTGTTAACGGAGTTCAGTATAGACAAAATGGCGGAGGCATTCTCGGTGGAAGAGTTGCGCTGATGGAGGCTTTAGATAATGTCTCTCAAGCTATGTCAGCGTTTAACACTGTGGCTAATGCTCTACAGGATATAGCAACACAGTTTGGAAATATGCAAATAACACACAATGTGAATGTTAGTGGAAGTTTGGCAATACCCGGATTTACCCAACAGGCGATTAATAAATTGGTTGATATTATCGGAAGTTCAGTCGCTGAAAGCACAGCAACTAAGATAGATAACGCAATTACAATGTGGCAGCGAGAACAGGATGGCAGAGTAGCATAATGAGTTGTAAACCAAATCAAAACACATCCCTATTCATACAAAATGATGAGACAGGGACTAATGGTGTTTCGCAGAGAAATTCTGAAATGGACTTGTTTCTACAGGCTCCCGGCGGAATAGAATGTTTTACTAACTTCAACGACAGAATAACCTCTATAAACAGAGGAAGAACACCCCTTTCTGCTTTTACTAGCAGTCCCTACCGTGATAACGCCTCTTCTATATTTGGAGATTTTTCTGACGACACATGCAGCAAGTTCCCTAGCGACATAAAGATACTCGATGACATCGCTATAGTTTCCTATAAAGATCATAGCCAAAAAGTTTTTCTGGCGAACAGGCCTCTCGACAATACGGAAAAGTTTTTCATAATCAAGAAAACATACACTGTTGGATATGAGTCTACCACAACCGAATACGAACTCCAAACAGGGCTAGTATTTATGAACGTTGGGGCTTCTAATGATAACATTTCTGATTTTGTAGACTCTAATGCGGGCAAAGATTCTCGTGTAGATTTTACTCTAGTAGATGGCGATTCCTCCACAACTTCAGTTTTATCCAAAACAGCTTATTCAGTTGACGCTGATGTCAGTAAAGTAGCAGCCAAAAAAGATAGTTATATTACAGATTCATTAGGATATAATCCTAGTATGGACATTATATTCTTTCCTACGACGACAGCTATAGCAAAAATTGAAGGTAGTGATTACAAAGGTCTGGCCGTTAACTTCTCGCCCACTTCCGCCAACCTCACTTCTTTTGCTAGTCAGGGAGAGACTATATTTTCTTTTGTAAATCCTAGCAATTCTTCACAAAACATTAGTTTTATTAAAGTGCTGTTCGACGTATCTAGTAGTTCCTTTTTCAGTAAAACAGGAGTACATAATAGATGTGGCAGAGTAGATATATATGAAAGACGTAAGGGATCTGTTACTGCAGTCGATGGAAATAAGATAACTCTGTCCGGGCCAAGCGGCGATGGTACATATGATACAAAGTTACTTCAAGATGGAGATATAATTAAAATATCTGGCGCAGTAAACACTAACAACACTGTCGCTACCAACCATCCAATCAACGGCATTAAGTATGTAAAAAGAATTAGCGACACTCAATACTTTGTGTTTGATGACGAAAGAATGTATGAGCCTACAGACACGTCTTCTCTTAGAAGTGTGTCCGGCGTGACATGGACTCATTATGGCTCAACCCAAGACCTTACTGGTTCTTGGCGTTACTACACGACTCTCTTTTCTCCAAATGGATTGAACGGCCAGTCGGTTTTTAAAGATGATATGCTTATTCCAACCGATCACACCTTTTCTGCTCCTACATCTGAAACCGTAGTAGATTATGACGGCACTTCTGTTGTTGCTGACAAATATAGATTTGGACAGTCTGTAGATATAGTTAGGCAGTCCGGTCAAGATTTTTACTGGCTAGCTATCAGCGAAGTTGGTGCCCCTTATTCCTGTCTAGAGGGTATTGATTACTATGGCAATAAAAGAAAGGCTAATCCTGTCATAGTGGATGAGAGGGCTGATGTGGGCGATTCAAGTACTTTGTTTAGATCTTATGAAAACGAAGGCGGATTCAAATTTGTAGAGCCTGACAGTAAGCCCTTTGGTAAAGTGTTTTTATACAAGCTTAGTACAACAAATGATTTCTTGAGCGGTATATCAACCCCAGATCAAATAGATGCGTCAACCACTAATCCTTACGTTAATGCTGCACCCTTTCAAAATTCTGGTGTCACAATGGATGCGTTTACAGATTATAGAAATCTGTATTGGTATAGGGCAGCTGTGGCAAATGCTATTGCCGATAATACATCTGGAGTTTTTTCTACAGTTGAAAACTCAAACAAAAACCTTGAGCAGGCTTTTGAAAATGATGAGTTTTTCTTAAAGACCGATGGCAGCAAAAGAGCTTCCTTCAAGAGGAGATGGGATTCTGAATTCTATAGAGAGAACATAGTCAAATATGTAAAAGACAATACATTACCCTATTTTCAAAAAAGAGATGCTATTTCATTCAGGTGGCTTACAGATGGTTATAAATTTGCTGATGGCTTTGGTTATAGCATAGCACTTAAAGAAAACCATTTACCAAATCTTACTGGCTCAGAATTAAAGCCTATAGTCGCAATTGCCAATAGAGCATTTCCTCACATAACATCAGTCAGTCAATCTGCAGACAGTCAGCTAGAAGAGTTAAAAAAGAAGATAGATTCAGCGATAGATGCCGGCTATAATGACAGAGATGCGCTAGACTTCTATGAAAGAAATACTAAAACAAATCAGTTTATAATAGATTTTTGCACGGACGGCACTAACTCAGATAACCTTGGGAATAAATTCAGATGCGGATCTATATATGTGTATAACCCAAATCAAGAATACAACTCGAAATTTTTAGATCACACAACTAGATTGCGAGAAAAGGTTGTCGAGCAAAACTACTTCAATGCCTCTAATGATCTTTCCACAAAATACAGAAACATGGTAGGATGGTATGGTAAGCCTTTCTCTATGCAGTATGTAAACGGTAAAATTATAGCTGGAACAGATGGCAATGGAGTCAAAGTGTTTTTCGAGGGCGATAACACAACCCTATACAAGGGCTCGTCTACTTTGAGTGGAAGCGAGTTCAATACATTTAACTTAGATATCCAAATAGAATCTGGCTCAGAAGAATATCAAAATTTTACAGCGGCACAAAAGCTAGAGAATGATGACTACAACATATACAGTGTGAATAGCAATCTTTACTCTGACCCTATGCAGTTCTGGGAATTTTCAAAAATACACGATGGCAATTCTGAAAGTGTTCACTATCCGTCATCTTCGGGCACCTCTTACAACTCTCCATCGTTTCAAGAAGCTCAGGGGTTTGCCGACACGTCTGCAACTTCCTTCAGACTTTATCCCGGTCTAGGTAGCATGTATAGTGTTAACGCTGTAGGCAGCTTTGCAACTGTCAATAGCTCAGACATTGAAGATGATAACATATTATTAAGAACTCCTTTTGGTCATAACTTCAGATCAGACGGACATATTTTAGCAACAAATGGAACATCCTACAATAGTGAGTTTGATGTGTCTGTAGATGTTTTGGCGCAGAGGCTATATCTTTATGAGATTAGCGACTCGTTAAAAAGTGTTAATCTATTTCAGAAGATTACGCCCGCTGTCAATAGCCCAGACATTCGTTCGGATCGAGGTATTGCCTCAGACTTAAGTTATACAAAGTATTTTAGAGAAGGAACATTAACCTTTTCTGAAAATTGCGACCATAGCCTTTCTATTGCATATCTCATGGACGATATGTTTGATGTTCTAGACGGAAAAATAGTTTTGAAGACACCTATTGGACATGCTGTGTTTTCTGACTCAGGAAGGACCAAAAGAATAGACTTCCAGAATGTAGGCAAAACTTACTTTTCATCACCGTATTTTAGCTTCACAGAAAAGTTCGATTCAAAAAAACCTTACAATTTAAACAATATGTTTTCCTATAGGGATGGCGCAGGAGTCTCATCTGCTGATAATATATTTGATGTTTGTGAAGATCACAAAGGTCTATGTTTAGTATATAATATTGATAATGTCTCAGATGAAGATCAGATAATAAGAAAGTTAGTTAGCGCTGAATTCACTGTCGATATAGGTAATAATATTTGCTTGCAGGCTGGTGTTGATATAGGCGCAGATGCAGTATTGCCTGTGATGACACTTTACAATGAAGACCCAAGAAAAACCATAACACAGAAGGGCCATCTGTCCGGAATAAATTTGAAGTACGGAGCAAAAACTGCGACAAGAGCTCCTCTTTATACTGACGGCATGCAGGATAGTTATGACGTAGCAAGAGAGGGTACATTCCAGCAAAAGTCTCTTGCTTTAGGCGAAGCTATACTTGAATGGAGAGGCGTGTACTCCTTCACGACAGCGGAACTATTTAGATTTATAAGATCGGGAAGTGTATTAAAAAACAGTTCTGACGACAGAACATTTAGATATAATGATGGAAACGGTAGGGCTACTCTAGCAGGAGAGATAAACACTTACACGTTGAACTTTGATGATGAGAACAAACCTAGCTTTAATTCGGAAGCATCAATAGAAGACAGCCTTATCGTTGGTTTTGTCAATCAAAATATTTCCATAGATCCAGACCAATACCGACAAAAATGGACATCCGAAATGAGACAGCAAGAGTTAGATTTTGTTCCCTACAGCAAGCCTTATGATGCAGTTGCAAACCAGCATTCATTTGTAAGTGATGTTAGGGTTATTTCTGCTCAGCTATCTTATCGTGATTATGATCTTGGAGATATAAGAAGATTTCATTGCTCAGCCTATGAGGATACTTTGAATAGAAGACTTGACTGCAGCAGCTCTGAAGATACGCCGTCAGGAGAAAACCCCGGAATTATAAGGATTGGTTCTTCAAAATCTGCTGCATATTTTGATAAAGAAAACACTATTAGTCGTGGAACTAGCAGTGAATCTATTCAGGTTTTGTATTATAACTCAGATGGTGATTACAATGGCCTTGTAAATCATGGACTTACAGGTAGTGGTGGTCTAGATAGATACGGTAATTTTGATATACAGAAGCCAGAGATATTACCCTTGTTTATACGTTCTTACCCAACAGTTAGCTCGGAGGATGAATAATGAGTAAAGGTACTTTATTCCTAACCGGCTCCGTACCCGCTAGTGGAGATACAGTAGCATACGTCAAGGGGATAGCCTCCGCTGTTGGCGATATGCCATTAAAAATAGGCGCTACTAAATCCTCGACATTCAGAACATTGAGTGTACCGGAAGTTCTCGGTTTTAGGTGTGACGGCATGGGTCTGTTCACACCCACACCTCTTGGCAGTAGAGTTAACTCTGCTCTTGATCTTCAGTTTGCCGGAGGCTCTGGTGTCAGTCAGGGTATTGACTTGAGTATAGGGAATATCTCTGCTACAGGCGCGCTAAATTTGGCTATTGGACAGCCTGCGCCAAATAACGCGAATATGAATGTTGCTTTTTCTGGTGTTCACGGAGCGGTAAATAGCATACCTTGCGCTGAAGGTAATTTGCGTACTTTTGGAGCGAACATATTAAATAACAATATGACGCTACATATAAATCGAAATTCTGCAACTGGCGCACCTCCTTTATATATGGGTTCACCAGATCCCGTAAATGCAGATATGCCTCTTGTGTTAAACACAGAGTTTTTCGGTAGTGGAATTGATTTAGACCAACATGGTCATGCTCTTGCTTCTTCTAACACCAGTCTATTTCTTAACGACACAAGGATGAGTCAAGATATTGATCTATTTGTCCAAGCTCCTGAGCCGGCAGTTGCTGATGCCACGCTATACGCTTCTGGAAGTATTGCACCTTCAGCAAATTCACTGAGCGACAATTTTTCACACCAGTCATTGCCTTCCGTTTCCGACTCACCATTTGATGTTAGCGGAAATGCGGAAGCTCGCATCGTGTCAACGAACTCTAATTCTATATCTAGAAACAAACTTCTTGGAAGTAGTATGGACTATGGCTATAGGAGAATTTCTAGTGTTGGTTCCACTATAGCTCAATACAGCGGTCTCTACGCTGATAACTTCTATGAGAATGAGACAAGTAGAACATCTATTGATTCTAACGGCACTTATCTAGCAATAGGCTCAAACACCAGCGTGTTATCTACGCAGTATGCGCTGCAAATATTTGAAGTAGTAAACTCGTCTTCTATTAAACTGAAATATACATATGACAATTTCTTAGAAGAGCTTAAGACTACTGGTGTAATAAATAGCGATGAAGACTTTATAAAAATATTCTATAAAGATGTTAAAATTTCTTCCGCACACAAAATTGCTGTTTCTATACGTGTTGAAGCGTCTTCTTCTTACAAAGATATTGTCTGCATATTAGAACCATCTACAATAACTACATCTACTGTAAATTCAGATATTACAGATATATGTGCTTTGAATCCTATTGTGACTAAGCAAATTGTTACTTCTTCTGTTGATGGATGGAAATTAACTAAAGCCGTATCCTCTAAGGCTTGGACACTTGACACACCTATAGATAAAAAATTAAACATTATTATGGGTACGTCAGTTGCTTGGAATGGTGAAGATCTGTACTTTGATAAACAAAGCAATAGATATGCCTCAGTTAAAGTAATGTTGGCTTCTGACTCATACTCTGGCTACACCACTGCCTTCTCTTTTAGTGATACTTCAGACGGTACGGGATATTACGACAACAGATATAATTTGCCAGAAGGTACAAAAGTTGGATTTGGTAGTAGAATAATTGTTTCCGGAGATCTCGCCTTTGTCTCGGCTCCGCTCATGGATAACTATGTTGCGAACAATACTTTGTCGGCAACAAACGCCTCTTCACCAAATGGCGCAGTTTATATATTTAAAAATGATGGAGGCTGGTCAAATACCGGCTCAGTATATGCGGGAGGATTTACCTCTGCTAATATTGCAGGCGAAGGTTCTTGTGGATACGAGCCTAAGCTGTTTGGATATGATATAGACTATGATTCTGTTAGTGAGTTTCTATCTATAGGAGAGCCTGTATCTAAGAAGGCTTACCAGTTTGTTGTTGACTCTGATGGCGTTCCAAGACTGGATAACTCTTACACATCTACGAGTAGTAAGTTTGGCTCGTTCGTCAGCTCATCTTCAAGTAGTTTATTTACAAATACAGCATCTGAAGTTCAAGACCCAAGAAATTCTAGTAGTACTAGCTATTCCTCTAGCAATATAGGTTCGGAAATAGAACAGTATATAGCCGGAGAAAAAATATCTAGTTCTACAGAAACAATAACAATGTGTAAAAAGTTCGACCTCCTTGGTTCAGCTGTTCTTCTGGTAGGAAGGGACTTTTCGGCAACATATGCTTTAGGCAAGAAGTTAACAGTACAGAAAATCTCGTTGATGAATCTTTCCGATCTCAGCGGAACACTTATGCTTCAAGGCCCTCTACCATCTACTGGTATAGTAGACTTGTCTATGGAGACGTTTGGCACAGCTAGTAATGACATGAGTGTCACGTTTGCTGCATATGGCGTAACTGGCGCTACAACATTATACATGGCGTCTCCGGGCGGATCTACTGGAATAATACCATTACACATGAGAGCGAGCACAGAGTTAGAGTTCCCACTCTTCATAACTGCCGAAAGAAGACCATCCAGTGGAATTTTGACTACATATATGTCTGGCCCATCCGGACTAACCGGAGCTATGAATTTGATGGCTGAACCTCACGCAGCAGCTACTAAACAAGCAGATCTTTCTTTGCTTGGTGCAGCGGGCAATTCAGAACAACTTGGGTTTGATTTGTTCTTACCACAAGTAGATATATTTGATGCATCTGGCCAACAGAACTTGCAAATCTCAAATGTCATAGGTCTTGGAACAGGGAATATAACTGGACTTAAATCACTTTATCTTGGCGCTGGAGACTTTGGCCCTGCTAGCGGAATAACTACCGCTGTGATGAAAGGCCCTGAATTTTTGGTTGGGTCGGGCAATATGGACATCGCACTTAGGGTTGACGAACCTAGTGGTACAGATGCCAAAGCTAATGATTTAATGTTACAAAATACACAAACTTCAATACCAAGAAATTCTCTTGTTGGTGGTATAATCACAAGAAAAGGTCTAGATATAGTAATGAATGCTGCTGGCCCTGCTAATTCAGGAGTAGATTTAGTATTATATAGAGAAGGCTTAAGTGGAGGTCAAGAAATTGAAAAGACTATGAATATGTCGCTGACCAATATTACTGTTAGTTCTAACGTAAATGTGTATACTAGTGGGGCGAACATAGTTAATGGTGATATGAATGTCGCTATTTCAGGAGTTTTTGGAGCTACAAACAAAGACGCTTCGTTATATACAAAAGGTTATCAACTGTAGGAAGGAGCAATATAGATGGCGGTAACATTTAATCCAGCTGGTGGAGACTCAGTAGTCATAGGGGGCACTGATGCCACTGGGCCAAACCCTAAGTACAGTATCTCTGCAGAAAGAGTGCAAAGCGAACAGGGCATCTTGCTTGATGTCATATACAATATCGCTATTACTGGCTCAATGCTTGCAATTGGAAATATAACCACGCCCGGCTCCCGTCAGGGCAGCTTAATGGCAAGACAAAATGCGCTCTTAGCATTGCTTGAAAACAAGCGACCTACCGGGACATTAGATATAGATCCCTATGGATCAGGTTCAGCTGGCCAAAACTTCACCTTTACTGACGCAAGATTAGTTTCTGTAGATTTTCCTGAAGGGGACGACGAAACTGGCGGTACTCAAACCGCAGAGTACACATTTAATTTTGAAGCGCATGCTGCCGATAGTGGAAAACAGGGCTCCATATACTACTTAAGTTCTGCTGAAGAAAACTGGAGTCTTGCTGAAAATGAAGGGCAAATTTTCGTTGACTCAGAAGCCACTGTTGCAGACGATCCAGATACAGAAGATGATGAAGCTGCCGACGCTAAATCGGGGCTTTCTGGCACTTTATTTAAAACTTATACTCTAACTCATACGATTAGCGCTACGGG